ATTGTCAAGGTTGCCATATAATCCATATACAAATTTTGCAAGTGGTCTTTGTGTTATATTATAAGATTGTATCTTTGGAAGTTGCAATGTAATTAAATCAAGTGTTTTATTGGCAACCGTTCTTAATTCTATAAGAGTTTGATATAAATCCTCATCAAGTCTTTCAGCGTCAAGACTTTGGAATGTTTGCTCCAAAAATTCCCTATTTTCTTGTAAGTTATCAACACTTTGGTAATCAATATTAACACTTGCAAAATAGCATAATGCAAGCGAGGTTGTTTTAACATTATCATTTATGATATTCCTATTTGTGTCAATAATTTCTTTTGTTGTAGAGTCTATATAATACGCATCATTGCTAACTTGAAAAGCAGTCATTTCCCTTGAAACACCAAACAACTCTAACGCCCCATCAAAAGCCGTTTCAAGACTAAAAAGAGAAGAGTTTAAACTATCAGCTAAAATAGATGGACTGCCTGCAAGAATGCCCGCATTTACATTAAAAACATTAAGTGTGCTTGTAAAGTCGCTAAACCCCGTTGCACTTCCTTGCACTGTTTTTGCACGCCTTAACATTTCATTACCAATATTAGGTATTATAAACATCGCATCTTTTGTTGCGGTTATATTTTTTGCAATATTCGGGTATTTTTTTGTTAATTCTGCCTTTTTATTGATTAATGCTTGAACATTTTGCGTAAAAACACGGTCTTTCAACCTTCTAATAAAACCTTTATTGACATCATTGTTTGTTGAAGTTATAGTCGGTTCTGTTTGGTAAAATGTTAATGAATAATTCCATTTTCCAACCTCTGAAATAAGGTTGACATCTGGCGTTATACCCTCACAAATCATTTTTGTGTATTTTTGCCTTCCAATAACTAAGTCACCAACCCCCTCCTGTGTTGTTATTTTTATTAATTCATTTATTGCATTGTCATTTCTTGGAACATAAACCTCACCAGTAATTGAAATTGAAAGCCCTTTTAAACCCAACTCTTCTACATAAGCACGGTCTCTATTTGGAAACTCATGAACTTTTATTTTTTTTAAAAGTGGTGCAGTTTGTGTAATAACACGCCCCAGTGAAACACCCTTATAAGTTGCTTCCTGAAAGTTGCCAGTGTTAATAGACATATTTAAAATCCTAAGTTATAATTAGTTGCAACACTCATTCCATTTGGAATATTATTTGCTTTTGTTTTTACTTCACTTCCCTTTGGAATACCATTTACATTTAAGTCAATACCTATTTGTGAATTTGTTGTTGTATTGTTATTGACTGTTTGGGTTTGCATAAGTCGTTGCAATGGGGATGCCTGCGGTAGACTGTCATTTATTTTGCTTTGTGGCAATTGTAATGTAGTTTCTAAACTTTGACCACCAGTAAAAAAATCACCAATTTTACTTGCTATATTTGTTAAACCTTCAAATTTTGATATAAAACTTGTCAACATATCCGAAAGCCATTGTATTTTATCTCCAACCCAGTTAAAAATTGGTTTTATTATGTTTTCCATTATAAAACCAAGCCCAGACCATTTATAAATAAATTCTCCAGTTATCATTAACATATCCCATATTTGTTTTCTAAAGGCATATAATGCTACGCCAGCAGCAGTAATAAGAATTGGTATTGCAACCCAAGGCGATAATAATAAAGCCACTCCTGTAGCCATAATTCCTATTAAAGACGATATTAAACCAAGTGTAATTAATATCGGTGGTAATGTTATAACAAGAAGTGTAAAATAAGTCCAGAATTTTTTTGCCTGTGGTGAAAGATTATCAATCGTTACCTTGAGTTTTGCAAAAAAATCAGCAAGATTATTAATCATCTTACTAACTCCGCCAGTATCTAACATTTCACCAAAAGAAATCTTAAATTGCTTATATGTTTCCCCCAATCTATCCATAGCACCACTTGATGATTGTGCATATCTTGTTATAGAATCAGCATATTTTGGGTCAAGTGCAAACTTTTTCATAGTGTCTTGTAACATTTTTGGTGTTATACCAGCACCACCTTTTTCTGAAATCATATTCATAACATCCGCAGTGGTCACTCCTAATGTTTCAGCAATCATTTTTTTAATTGGTAAGCCCCATGATTCTATTACTTTAATATCCACTAATTCAAATTTGCCCTTACCAAGACCTTGTTTAATTTGTTCTGTAATGGCATCAAAGTTCTTACCTGCACCCATACCATACAATGCGGTTGTATAATCTTCAATGAAAGGCATAATTTCTTCCGTTCCCATTCCAACTGATTGTTTTAATGAAGTCATTAAACCAAAAACCTGTTCTGTACTTAGAGCAGTTTTCATTGCAAAGTCTTGTCCAGATTTTGTCATTTTATCAGAATTTTCTTGAAATGAAACTGCCATTCTTGTTTGTAGTTGCTCAAATTCTGCAAAATCTTGATATGCACTTTTAGCAAATAACCCAGTTGGAATTGAAGCAAACAAACCTTTTGTTCCAAATGAACGCATATTACTACCAGCATTATTCATATTATCACCCATTTTTTTTGTCTTTTGTATCAACATATCCATTTTTGAAATGGTTTTTTGCGTTGATTCTTGCATTTTTTCTTGACCGCGAACAAAAGCCCTTTCCATTTTGTCAATCTGCCCTGCCATTTTATTGATTGTAGGGCTTATCTTATCAATCAGCGTAAAAAGGTATTCGTATGTTATTTGATTTGCCATTTTATTTTCTTTTTTTACTTTCTGCTTCTAATTTTTTTGAATACTCTATCAAGCTATCAATTCTTGGGTTTAGCAACGGAAGCTCAAACTCTAAAAATTCAATGTATGGCATATTTTCATAGTCTTTAATTGCAAAATAGCCTTGACAATTTGTTTGGAAAAATAAAAGCCTATCATATATTTCTAAAAATCTTATATAGGCTTCCTCAAAACATTTTACTTGTAAAGTTCCGAGAAAAAACCCAAAAAACTTAAAATCAATTCATCTTTTGTTTTAACACCAAGCGTTGCCAAAAATTCTTGTTTTGTAGAGTGTGTAATACCGTCTTCGCTTTTCAATGATGAAGTTTTTACAAGTATCTTGTCAACTTCATTTTCAAACTCTTCAAAAAGTTCTGCATCGTAAAGTATATCAATCAAATCGGCAGGCGTTGTTTCTATTTTTTTTACTTCCTCCGTTTTTACACTATTCTTATAAGATTGCTGTACTTCTACAAAATTCTTACCAAGTGCACGAGCCATTGTTTCTATGTGGTTTTGTTGAAGTTTAGATTGACTTTTCTTGATATATTGTACAACCTTTCTAACATAAGTTCTTACCGTTCCAACATCAATGTCGCCAAACTCAATTGAGATAATTGCAATATCCTCAAACTCTTTTTCTTTTTGAACTCTAAAAGAAATTGGTTTTGAAAAATGAAAAATCTTTTTTTCTTCTTGCATAAAACTTTATTAATTACACTTTTAAAAGCGGGTCAGCACTACATTCAAGAGTAATGTCGTCTTTACCAAACTCAACACTACCAAAGTTATCAACACCAAAATTTACGAAATCATAAGACTGGTCGTTATCATCAAATACAGATGCGGTAAAAGAGCCATTGTTTGGGCTACCAGCGACTTCTTTTGCATATTTTTCAGCACGAGCAGTAGGTTTAAAGGTTATCATTATTTTTGAATAATGCTCATCAACATTTTGCGTTCTATTGACCGTACCATTTACATTACCCGAAACATCAAATGTTATGCTACCATAAGTTATTTTACAATCAATTAAATCAGGGAAAAGACCCTTGCCACCAATATTGATTTTTTTAATTACAATGTTTCCACCTGCCATATATTATTTTAATTAAATTTTTACCACAAATGTTATATCGATAAATCTAACTTGCCCAACAAGATATAATCTTAATGTTGTTGCATAAGAACCAGCACCAAGATCAATTACTGCCGTTTGGTCAATAACATTTTCAACATCTGTGAATAAATTATTGTCGTCAATCAGTATACCATATTCCTGTGCTAACTGCTTATAAAGTCGCATAATAGCAGATTTCATTGTTCCATAACTTGCAAGCCTATCACCAGCAACACCAGTGGTTAATTTATACCTTTGGAATTGGCTTTGTAATGATTTCAAGATAAACCTTCTTGAATATGTAACGCCGTCAACAGTTGATTGGTATTTGAAAGTATCATTATCAATACCTAAATCGTCTTTTACCGAGCCAGTAAATAATTCACCAAGAAGAACTGCGGTATTACTTTCATTATTGTAAAAAGTAAAACTTCCAAGACCATCAAGAACTTCATTTTCTTCTTTTGAAAAACCAGTGCCTGTTGGAAGTGGCTGTATATCATTAAAAACAAGTTGTGCGTATGGCAAACCAATATTTTTAATTGCACCTTTTGTAATATCTTGTGCGAAGTCAACATCAGCGTCTGGTGTTAAAAATAAACTTAATTTTGATGCAAGTTGTGCCGACATAACATCAGGGTTTTCAACTAAGAAATCAGGGTGCAGTCTTCCTCTTAAAACCGCCTTATCTGTTGGGTAAAGTGCATATAATGCAGAAAGATTTGAATATGTATCTACCTTTGTTTGAATTGCAGTACTGTATTTTAAGCCCCTTGTTACATTGAAGTTGTCATTTGTGTAATCGCTAATAAACTCATAATTATAAGTTGCAGGATATACAATAAACTTAAATGACTGGTCAGCAATAACATCAAACAAGCCAGTCAAAACTGGGTCTGTTGCACCGCTTGCTAAATAATCGGCACTTTTTGCAACTGTTAAACCTGCAACACTGCCTTCAAAATCAAGCAATATTGTATTACCGTTCGTTCCTGCGTTTAATGCTGTAATGGTAACCGTTCCAGTTGTATTTGAAGCTGAATAATTTCTGTTAAGGTAGTTTGTAACCGCAGTTTGAAGTTTTGCACCTACTTGGGTTGCTGTTTCACCACTTAAAACATCAATTGCAAACTTTCCATTTGTTTTACTATCTACATAAAAAATCAATGTGCCTTGCTCTGTTGCTGTGCCCGTTATCGTAAAAGTTCCCGTTGCCTTAGTGATGCCATTGTCTGCCAATGAAATTGCACTTAGTTTTGACTTTACAGTAGACTTATTAAAATCTTTTAAAACTGCACGCAAAAGCTTTGCAATATGTGAAGTTCTTCCAAAATATGTATTAACCTCACTTTCACTAATAATATTTTCTATTAATGCACCAGCTGTTGCCGTTCCCCCTATTTTTTGCCCTACAACAAGAACATCAAAATTATTAAGACCGCCTACTTGTGCTTGCTGAACGATTGTGCCTCGTGTTGCTGGAAATGGTTTATTTATCATTTGTCTTTTTTATTAATTTCTTCTTGTTGTTTTTTAATATTTTCTATTAATTCTTTATGTTCTTTTAACAAAGCTTCAGTACTTTTCAATGTTTTTTTATCATCATCACTTCTATCTTTTTCATTCATTGCTTTGATATTTTTTAGAGTTGTTTCTAACATCTCACTAAAAATATTTGAACTTTCAAAAAATTTATCAAATTGCAATGTTTGTGCAAAATATTCACACTTTTCTTTTACACACAGTGCATGAACGCAGTTGTCTTTTATAGCGTCTTTTAACCTTGCACGCCAAAACTTGTCAAGTGGAACTCCTTGATTGTCTTTAATTTCTATGATTTGACCTTCCTCAAATTTATTTTTATTCAAATCAAGAAATGGTGTATTGATTTTTAAAAGCATATGTAACTAACTAACAGTTAAAAATAATTATGTTTTTTCACTTGTCAAGTGTTTTTATATATCATCTGTAACACTTGCCAATAATTCATTGTTTTGATTTTCAAATGTCAATGATATTTCTTTAAATGGCACGCCTTCGTATGGAGTAAATTTGTCTTGATATGTTACATATCCTAACGCTACAAAATTATAAACATGTATATACCTTTTTCCACTTTCATCGGATTCTCCATCGTGGCTTGATAAAACAAGTCTATTAGTTTTACCACTTGCATAAACGCTTGAAAATTTTGCATTACATAATGATTTTTCTAAAATCCACGCAAATTCATTCATTGCTAAATCTTTTACTGCATAAGGTTTGGTATTATTATCAATTTCAAAGGAAACAACAATTGAAAACTCTGTTTTTTGTTGTATAACTTGCTCATTGCTTAAATTTTCTACCTGCTGGGCATCTGTGAACTCTATACCATTGTTTGAATTAACAACAGAATTAACAATTGCGTACATTGAAGTTTCAAGGCTTTGGTCGCCGTTTAAATACCTACGCAACCTTTCAATTGAAATAAACGGAATAATTTTTGTTTTTTTGTAATCAATAACCGTTGGAGTACCCCCTATAATTGTATTTGTGGTTTTTAATTGGTATGTAAATGTGTTTGCATTGACAACGTTCACTTTCTTAACTCCGTTGACATTGTCTGTATCTTGCGTTAAAATTTGACCATTTACCGTTGCAAGTGCTGGTGCGGTATTGATTTTATAAAAAAATGTGTAATCATCAACAACTTGGAATATTTCAAACAAACCGTTATATTCAGTAGGTGTGCAACCTGCTATTTTTACATATTTGTCCGTTGCCGTGTTTATAAAGTGCATTTCATCTGTTATCACCTTTACAAGACCGTTGCCATTATATTTTAAGGAGTTTATTTGAACTGCATTGAAGGCGTTTGTTATAATAACTTCTTGACCATTTATAAAGCCATGTGGGTTTGTTGTAATAAATGTTACCAAGCCTGTATTTACTGTAAAGGAGTTTAATGGTATTGTATTGGCAAAATATGTTAATAAACTTGGGTAGTAATACTGTGCTATTTTTGGAAACCACTCTCTTAAATGGTTAGAAATGTCAACTGTTTTCATACTTTCCTCACTAAAATACCTTTTGATTTCAACGCACTATTGATTTGATTTTCAACATTCGTTTCAACTCTTTTTTCATTTGTTTTTGCTGTTCTTTCTAAAAAGTGCCTTGTTTCTTCTAAGTCTTTTGCGTAATCAATATTGCTATTTCCTGCCCCTATAACAAGCTTTCTTGACCCTTGCGTTTTTGAGTTTATTGTTTTTACAAGACCACCAGTTCTAACTGCTGGAAAGTCTGTATTACTTCTATTTTCTGCACTCGTTGGACTTGACGCTCTAACATTTTGACCCTTACGCAAACCACTTGTAACTGGGTATATAACACCAGTTTTTACGCCATTAAACATTGCATTTTTAATATAACCAGTCAACTGTTGTCCACTTTGTTGCATACCTCTTGACATACCAGCCTTTGCAAGTTCTAATATTTCTTTTACATCGGGGCGTTTGCCAGTTATCTTTTTTTGAATAGTCATAAATTTAATAGTATTGCCAATTGATACGCAACTTCCAACATTTGCTCTTTTCTATCAAATTTCCATACAACTGAACGCCCCTCTGTTGTTAAAAATACTATTGTATCATAAGTGATTTCTTTTTCTTCAATTTGTGTAGGTTTTATTTCTACAATATTTGGTATATATACATTACTATAAGAATGTTCCGATTTTGCATTTAATGAAAGACTGTTATATTTTGTAATTTTTACAATAAAATCTCTTTTAGGTATAATGTTGGCAATGGTGTTGCTAGTAGCTTTTATTAACATATATTTTTTTTAGTTATAAATATACTTATATTATTATTTTAGAAAGTCAAAATTTATTTGCTTCAATATCATCTTCCCCCCTTTCAACAGTTGTAAATTTGATATACTTATCTTCTTCGTTTATGTTTTCAATATTTCTAACCTTGAAATTCTTATTTTTGAATTTAATGTAATATGACTTTGTATCATCAAAAGTTGCACGCCATCTTATTGTAAAAACAGTGGTTATCGTATCACCAAGATTTACACCGTTGTCAAAATTCCTTGTTGTTTTAGTTTTAATATTTGCTTCCGCACTTAAAACCAGTGTATGAATTTTTTCAGGCACGCCATCAATTGTATTCGGTAATTCAACGCTTACGGTGTAAATTCCAATAAGTTTGTCAAAAATCAAGCCGTCTTCGGGAATTTGTGAACCAATACAACATTTGGGTTTCCACATACATTAAAGTAAATCTTTTATTCTTGAATATTTATTGATTGTTTGCGAAATCCAACCATCGTGAAAACCCGAACAGTCGCATAGATTTTTTCTTATATCAACAATATCTGCTGAATACATTTTTAAGGCTTCAATTATGTCTATTGGTAAATTTGTAAAATCGTTGTCCTCAAAACCACCAGCATAAGAGGTTTGAATATTGTTTTGAACTTCATAAAAAGAAAGGTAGCAACTTTTTAAGTTAAAAATGTATGGTGTGTTGCTTTGTTCTGTGGTAAAGTAGTAATTTTCAGTATCAAGTACTGTTTTTGCATCTGTGTTATTCCAGTCACAAGGGTGGTATAAAACATCATTAACACTTCTTATGTTCAAATGTATTAACTCCGCTTGAAATGTCTCGTATATAGGGCTTTGTAGGCTTCGTATTGATGCTTGAAATGTTTGGTCAAGTATAAGATAACCTGAAACGGCTTCAAACTGTTCAACTGCCTTTGGTATCACAAAGTTTTCAATCCAAGTATCAAGGCTTGTATCTGTTGGGCTTGCTTCAAACCATTTTGAATACTCCTTGACATCGACAAGTGTAATAGGGTAGCTTGTTTGGTTGTAAGTTAATCTTTTTACATTGCCAAAACTGAATTTCATTTTAACCAAGTAATAGCTTCTTTGTCAAATAATTCTTGAATATCAAGACCTGCTTCTTTTATTTCAGTTTCCGTGTAAATTGAGTTTTTACGGAATGCTGAACCGTCTTTTTGTTTATATCCACTTGTTTCAAAACGGTATTGAGTTTCTTGAATTTCCTCCTGTGGTTCAATTTCAAGTTCTTGAATTTGTTGTAATGTAATTATTGGTGTTTTAATTTCCGCATTTGCAATAATTTTGAACGCATCTTTTTGTTTTGTGCAAGTTAAAGTGAAGTGGTTAATAACCGTTCCAACACTTTTTGCAAATTCTATTGAGTAGATATTGTCTTTTTTAAATTCAAAAGCCCCTGCTTGTTTTTTATAATCTTGCAAACATAAAACCGCTATATGTTTGTCAATTTCAAAAGCTTGGTTTGAAATGTGAATTATTGAATTTATATCTATCATATATTTTTTAAAAAGTTAAAGGCGTGGGGTTTATTCCACGCCGTATCAACTAAGCTTGTACTGGGCTAATTGGTGCTTCTGTTTCAAGTTTTTCAACAATAACGAAAGCAGACAATGCAACCGTTCCGCCAACAGTAACAATTCTTGGACGAACGAATGCTTGCCCATTTACACCCAATGAACGGAAATGAATTGCTTTAATTCCATTTGCATTCAAAAGCGTTTGAGTGAAGGCGTCAACAGTAGAAGAGCGGTCATTTCCAAGCACTTGCTCAGGATTTGAACTTGCACTAAATGTTGAAACATTAACGCTAAAAGCGTTGTCATCTGCAACTTGCAAATCTTGAATTTGTGCCGTTCCATTTGTTCTTGAATAAACAACAAGAGACATTTTGTAAGAGACACCTTTTTCAAGTGAAATTGGTAAACCGTTTGTAACAGTAGCGGAGTTTAGTGCAACTGGCAAAAGTGCAACCACTGTTCTCGTGCCGTAAAAATAATCTGTATTAGTCATTTTATTATAAAAAAAGTTATTAATTATTAAGATATGTAACCAACTACAATCCCTTCTTGACGGACGATGTTACCACCAATGTAGTCAATCATACCATACACATTGAGCCCATCAACAAGTCTGTCTTTGAAGCTATCATCAAGCCCCACTTCCCTTGTTGTTGTTCTTGTAAGCGTATAAGCATCACGGAAGTTTGCAAATACTGCATAAGCCTTACCTGTATTTGTACCATCAATGATATAACCTTCGTTAATATCACCTGCCGCACTTGGGAAAGATTTATAGCCTGCAAAACCATCGTGTTGAGACGCTGGCACAGACGCTGGGAAACTTTGAACACCAATTAATGGGAAAGTTCCATCAGCAGTTCTAATTCTTGCAATACCGTTTGTGTAATCAAAGTATTCAATTTTCAAGTGTCCATCAGAAGCAGGCTCGTTGTATATTTGTTGCAACGCTTGTCTGTCAATTAAACAAACCGCACCACGAAGATACTCACTTTTCAAGCGTGAAACAAGAAGTGATACATCTGTCAAAGACAATGTATCCGCTACTTGCGTTGGAACAACTTGATTGGCTGGGAAAGTTAGTGCTTTTGGTAAAATACCTTGGATACCTTTACCAGATACTACTTTACCATTTAAAATCTTCCTTGCAATTTGTTTAGATAGTTGTACATCTAATGCACGCAATTCAGCGTCAATTGGATTTGAACGGTATTCACCTGCACGAATGCCGTGTATAACTGTGTCTGTGATGTAATTCCAAGCCTTAACTTTTTCAGGTTGAATATCAATTTGTCCCCTTTTGATAACATCTTTTTTTTGCTCAACAGACATACCTTCAAGAACTTCTTGCGGTGGTAGAACACTTATGTCAATTGTATCATATACAACACCTTTAATAGAAGAGGCAGTTACTATATTTACAAGGTTCACAACAGGGGAGGAAGTTTGCAGGTTAATATCAATTTCACCAAGATTTCTCATTTCACGCTGTAATGCACCAACACTTGTATTGTTATAAGAAACCAAAGATTTAAATACATCGCAGTCAATTTGTGCTTTTTCACCACTAATTGATTTTGCAATAGCGTCTTTTACTTCTGCTTTTTCCAAAATTGAAGTGTTTTCTCCACCACTCATCTTGCCTTGTGTCCTGCTTGATTTCTCAATTTCTTGAAATCTCAAGTCGTGTTCTTGCAATTTTTCATTGTTAGACTTTTGAATTTCAGCAACCTTAGCAACCTTTGCTTCCATTTTTTCTTCCATTGATTTTTCAATTTCTTCTTTTGATTTTGCAATTTCAGCGTTTTTTACTTGAAATTCAACAAGTTTAGAAACTGATTTTGTTAGCTCAGCTTGGCTTTCCATTAATGCTGGAATTTGTGCCAAATGTTCTGCCACTTTTTGTGGTATCATTTCGGACATATAGTTTATAAATAATTATTTTTTTGTTAAAAGATTGTCAACTTCACTCCAAAAGGAAGCTTCGTTGTTTTGAACCTGTGCAGGCTCTTTAGATTGGCAGTCCTGTGCAGGACTTGAATTTCTTTTTTCAATAACACCTTGATATGCTCTTAAAAATTCTGTGCATTGACTTTGTGTTAAATTTGTGTTTTTACGCAAAAACTCTTCGGCTCTTGAAAACGAAGTTATGTTTTTTAAAATATTATCAAAGTCTTCCATATTTTTCATAATATCTGCCCTTGCTTTCAAGTTGGCAGGGTTTTTTGTTGTTGAAAATTCTTTCATTATACCTTTGTGTATGATAAAACGACCTCCCTCAAGTGGTGTTGTCATTGCTTTTTGAATACCAACTGAAAAGCCAAGCTCTCCGTCTTTGTATAATTGTGGTAGTTTTTCCCAAGTGCTTTTGTGAATTTCTTTTGCTTCGTTTGCAACCTGAAACAAACCATAAACACCTTTATTGGTATCTTTTATTTCAATAGGCTCTGCAGATAAAACAATATAAGGGTTGTGTTCGTGGAACACTGAAATTGTTTTTTCTTTGTTGTAAAATTTTTCAATATCTTCGGCAAACGCACCTTTTTTAATAATATCTCCTTGACGGTCTTTATTTTCATAGTATGCTACATATCCACCAAAAACACCTTTAATCTTGTCAAATTCATCTAAAGAAATTCCTTGACTTTTATTAATATACTCAACTTCTTGAAATTGCATATTTTCTGCCACTTTATAAAACAAACTTGACTTTTACTAAAGTAAATATAATAATTATTTGATTTGTCAAGCAAAATTGTGAAAACCAATATTTTAAAAAGCCTATTTTCTAAAAATATATCTTTTGCAACACTATATATTACCAATTGGAAGGGTTCTTGTTTGTTGCTTTACTTTGTTACATCTTACTTATTTTTACTGTTTTCGGCTTTTATTCAGCAATACATTAGAATGCTTCCACAGCCATTATTCTTAAATATTATTATCAGTGCAATTTTAATAATAACAATGGCTTTTAAAAGTTATACAGACTATATGTTATCAAAAAACTTTATCGTAAATGAAAAACAAGCATTCGGTGGGTTTGTATTTGCAATACATTTCGTAGTAAACTTCCTTAATATAATATTTCACTGTATAACAACTTATGTTTCTTAAAGAAATTGAAACCATCACTACAAAAAACATCAACAAAAGTGTATTGCAAGGAGGGTGGAATAATGGCACTCCAACCGTTTCATTTATGTATAACAATGCAACTGGTAGCATACTTGGTACACCAAGATATAAAACATTTCAAGACGAAATACATATCAATCCAACAATACAAACTATAATCAACAAACAAACATCAATTATCACCGAAGCAGATTTAAGATTAATGGAAAGGGTAAATGGAAAAGATGTTGATGTAAAAAACACAGAAATAAAAAAGCTTTTAGATATATTGCTAAGTCCAAACACTGCCCCTGCAATGTTGTCTTGGAATCAAATTGTAACATATTTTTTCCAAAGATATTTTTATTATGGAATTGGGGCTTTGGTATTTACCTATAACGAAGACTTAGAAAGAGATGAACAAGGGAGGATTTTAAGAAGACAAATAATTGAAAGTTACGATAGTGAAGAAGAAAAGCAAAGAAAAATGCGTGCAAATTTACGGTATTTACGCAACTTAAATATTGATAACATACAACCTGCAAAAACCGTTCAATATTCAGATACATTTGGTAAAATAGAATATAAGATTTCATTATATGAACAGTATACTCAAGAGCTTTCATTCACGCAAGACAAAGAATTGCAAGGATTTTATACAGCAAGGGCAAACGGAAAATATTATATTGCATTAATCTTTGGAAATTATGATTTTTACACTTGTAAATATCAAACTTTTTTAGAACATATTAAGCCTTCCATTTTGCTTGAAAATCATATTGCAAGTACACATCAAAGCTTTTACCAAAACGCTTGCATGCCTTCTTCTATTATTGAGGTAATGCCATCATCAAATAACGAAGATGTAATTAAATACTTTTTTTCCAAGTTTGGAACTGCAAACGATGATAGTGAGAAATTCAAGGAAGACATGCGTGAAATTGAAAAACAATTAAAAGGCAGTGCCAATGCAGGTAAAACAATTGTTTCAAAAGACCCTCGTGTTAAATTCAATGTCATACCACTACAAATCACACCTGATGCAAATAATGCTGAAAAGTTAGTTGGAATGGCAAAGAATGATATATATTCCTTTTTTGCAGGTGGTAGCCGTACAGCATTTGAAGGTCAAACCGAATATGCAAATAATGCACAAACTAAAATCAAGGAGCTTTATGATGGTGCTATTGGATTTATAAACAGCAATTTAATTGATGAGCTTGATAACTTCCTAAAACTTTACTTAAATGTTTTTAAAATAGTTCCACTCACTCAATTAAACAATTACTATTTTTCATTAGATACTTCACAAATTCAATTCTATAAAGAATATAAAAAAGAAGAATTAAATCTAATGTATTCACAAAATCAATTGACTTTGAATGAAATAAGGCAGAAAAAAGGATTGCTTGACGACAACCTATCCGATTTAACCGATTTACCAAATGGAGATAAAATTTTAATTGAGCTTGGTAAAAATACAGGAATAGGTGGGGCTTAAGGTAACTGAATAATCTTACTTTTTGTAAGTCCATTATGTGTAACAAAGATTTTTTGATTGCCTTCACTTAATATTTCTATTTCATATTTTGCATCAGGTCTTTTTGTTATAAATGGTTTACCATTTCTCCAATTCAAAAGTTCGCTTTCAAAATCTTGTAAAAATTCTTCACAGTTTATTTCATTTTCATTCATATACTTTACTTCTTAAATAATTCATTAACCTCCTCTTTTCTTTTAACTACCCACATTTGTGCATCGGATATTTTAACTTTTGGATTGTCTATGTTATCCCACATAAGATGACAATATTTTCCTTGTGCGGTTTCATTTGAGGGTTTGCTTTGACCCTTTTTCCAACCGAGTAAGATAAAAAGATTTTCAAGTGTTGGTTTTTTCATATACTATGTTTATTTTACAGTAACAACTTGAACATTATCCAAAACTCCACACGCATCAAAACACTCTTCGAGTATCGACTCCATATTATTATCAAGAAAATCTTGTAATTCCTCTACAAAGGAGTTCATTTCGTCATGTTTGTTAATAAAAGCGTGGTGTTCTTCTGGTGTTAGAAGTGTAGTGCTATGATATTGTTTCAAAATTGTGGTCAATTCGCTATCTTCATTCACCCTTTTATACAATTCTTCATAATTTATACTTTTATAGCTCTGTATTTTCGTTTCGGGATATTTATGCTGTATCACATTGAATAGCTCTGAGATATTAATTCTGTCGTATACACTACCTCCATAAATACGGTCTAATGGGTATTTTTTATTTATCTCCGAAGTTAGAAAGTCTTTTGTTTTTTCAACAGCACCACGAATTACTTCCCTTGACCAACCAAGTATATCATGAGGCAAGCTCTCTCGTAGGTAGTGTGCGGCAATTTTTTTAAAATTCTCTTTGTTTACTATACATTCCCTTGATACGACGCTGTCTTTATCTCTCACGAGTTGGTATCTTATATAAATATCTTTATCATTGTTTGTCATATTATTTTGTATTAGTTGTTTATATATCAAAAATTTTGCATAAAACCTTATGTATGTCGTGCATTATAACGCCACCAATGGCAATGTAAAAAGTATGGGAACTTTCTACTTGGAAGAAGTGTTTCACTGTTATAAGTAATATAACCCATAGCGGTATACAAATCAAAAATCGTAATAATATTTTCATATATTTTATAATAACTATATTCAATATATAAACATACTTTTTAAAATGTCAAGTCTTTTTTACAATATTTGTAAAAAAAGTCCGGAGAATTTGACATTTATTGTAAATTCAGCCCCAAACTGTTTATAACTTGACATTTCCTGCATCGGAAGTTATAAGAAGTTATCGGAAGTTATCGGGAATATGCAACAAGGTGCGAACTTCATTCGTGAAATAGATAAAACAAAACAAATAATTGAAGCAAGATATACAAGAGAGTTTATCCGTCTTTACAAACGCATCGGAAACGACTTGATTAACTTATTGCAGAAAAACCAATCAATAAACTTTCAAGAGACTTTCAAGAACTACACGCCAGATTATGTATATCTTTTTAGAAATATCTTTAATGATACCAAAAAAGAGCTTGGTTATGGAATAAGAACGAAATTGAACTTCAACCTTTCAAATCAAGTGCTTTTAAAAAGCGTTGTAGTGAGTGAAACAGAACAGGAAAAAGTAAATGATTTATTTGATGAAAAATACACGCTCCTTCTTAACAATAGAACTGAAGAGCTTGCAAATAATAATTTTACAAACAGTGAAGCAAATTACTTTGAAAATCTATACACAAAATCAATAGGAATGTATGATAATTTTATTGCAGGTCAAAGACAAGAACAGTCTACACTTGGAACTGAACTTTTGGGACTTCTTTTAATTACAAATCCATCTAAAGCAGAAAAAACACGCATAAAGTATTTACAAAGACGAACGGAAACACTAAAGCAAAATACAGAAATGCTTGTTGAGAAACGCAATAAAACGGTTTTAAACTACTTCAAAGACAACCTTGAGGAAAAAATACCAGTTCGTTCGCAAAGCAACGCAGAATACGGCACAGGGCAAGCCTCAAGTGAGGTTAGAGAGGTAGAATATAATGCCATAAAAGAAAGCAACGCACAAACAAGCTCAGGGGTACTGGTCGCCAGTCTTATAAAAAAAGTTTGGTGGGAGCGTTCGCAGTTTATAAGAGGTGCAAGTCCAAGAATAAACCACCTTGCATTAAGTGGAAGTCAATCAAATTCGCAAGGAAACTTTTATGTTGGTGGTTATGAAGTGCCAAGCCCAAGACACTATAATTTACCAGCCGAAGAAAGTGCAAGGTGTAGGTGTGAGGTTGAATATATGATTAATTAAGGTTTAGCTCGTAAATCATATAACCATTTTCACTTTTCATTATAGCTACTTCGCCGTTTTTAGTTTTAGTTGTAGCGTTGATAAAGTTAAGATTATAATAAATGTCTGGGTTGCCCTTGCTTAATGTTACAATTTTACTACACTTTTTATTGCATTTAACATACTCTATCAAGTGTGTTCTTAACTTGTTAGCAATTCCACGCCTTCTGTATTTTTTATTAACAAATAGGCTCCAAATTCTAAAACAATTGCTATTTTTAAAACGATCGTGAAGCCAAACCCCGCCGTATATATAAGCAATTGGTTTGTTATTTTTAAAATAGATAAAACACGGATCACTATTTAATGTGGAAATATGCAGTGGTACGAATGCCCCAGTCTCTTTACAAAAAGCCCGTGCCATACCATAAATTCTTTTTTTAGTTTTTTTGGTAAATTCACTATCTTGACTACTTAATATCATACCGTTTTCATCAACTCAATGGGAGGCTCTTCACTGCCAAGACTAATCTCGCTTACTTTAATCATTTCTAAAACTTTTTTATAAACTTCTTGTCTTTCTTCTTTGGTTGGAAATTCCCACCAACAAACACGCATATTTTCGCTATAAAACTCTATTATGTATGACATACCATAACATTCTTTTTGCTCGTGAAATCTAATACAATATATCAGGAAGGTATTAATTGGCGGTTGGCTTTTGTATTTTATAAACATATAATTTGTATTAGTTATACATCATATAAACACACTATTTTTAAAAAGTCAAGAAGTTTTTTATTATTTAATTATATATTGTTGCGGTAAAATATTATTATTTAATTAAACAAAACTTGACATTTAAATTTTTGCTTTATAAAAAAGTATATGACTAATATATTTTATAAAAAAACTTAATGAAGCAAAATAAATATAGAAGAATAGCTCACAAAATGGGCTATTATAAAAACTTTGAAAATAGATATTCAAAAACCCCACCAGAAAAAACGGGCTTGCAAGGCGTTGCTATATATTTACTTGATGAAATAGAAAGCATAAATGAAAGGCGTGCAAATAAGGGTATTTTAGATGAATACGAGCTTATGAAAAACTTTTTTAATGAAATGAAAAACTATTATAAATAATTATGTTTAAATGTCTTAAAATTAAAAAGCTGCGTAAGCTGAGGTTAAATAAACAATACCAATGGTGTAAAAAAGAATACCAAACTTTAAATGAAGCAGGTAAAACAGCCTTTTCAACATTTAAGGAATATGCAATAAAATACAAATACCAACACTATTTGAATAACTCTTTTGTTTTTGACACTCTTGAAGCTAAAACAAGAAGAAATTATGCAACCCCGTTGCGTTCATTTTATTTACATTCTAAGTGGGTAGGATATCACACAAAGGACTTAAATAGTGCAGAATATATGGCAACACAAATAGACAATTATATTGATTGGGCTACTGCTATAAAATTAAAGCCATCTTATCACACTTGTTGCAAAAAATAATTCAACCAAAAATACCTGAGAAGTTCATATTGAATTGAGGTTTTGTTGAAAGTATATAGCAGGCATCAATTAATGTGTCTACCATATCATCATTTTCATAATCACTTTCTTCTTCGGTAAAAGCCTCACACTCGTCTAAAAATGGCTCTACAAATGATTTTGCAATTCCACCATTTCTAACCATTATATCATTATTCGGTAAGTACACACGCCCCTTGCCATTTGCATTGCAGATAACAAACTGTACCTCATAAAACCTTAATATTTTGCTTTTTGTTCTTGGAATTGGTTTTATTAAATAAGAAAATGGGCTGTTTGAATGTTCCATAATATCAAGTGTTTGTGCGTTTCCGCTTTTTTCAAGGTAAATACCTGAAATTGTAGTATTTGGTATTGCATTATTCCAAACTTGATGGACGGTTTCAAGCTTTTTAAAGTATGCAGTTCCACGCCCCTTAAAACGGTGCAAGTCAAGTAAATATAAATTCCTTAACTTGTTTATCCCCCATACTGCAATAACACTATAATCACTCTTTTTGTTATCTGTATAAGCAAGGTCAACTGTAATAAATACATCGTCAAACTGTTGTGTTAAATCTTCCTCAGAATATCTATTGAACATATTCCTTGACATAAGAATGCTATCGGCAAGCATTGGTTTTCCCTGCATTTGAGCATTAAAGTCTTTTAAAGACATTTGAGAGCGTGCTTGTAGTATTTTCCTTTGTGTAAGTGTTCCTGCCTCTGTATAAGCTCCCTGTGGGGCATTATAAGTTGTACCACTCTTTGGAAAAATATAACTTGTTGCTTTTTCTTGAATTGATGGAATATTTACCCAAGTTGTATTCATTTTTACACCCGCCTCTTCCATTTTTTCTATAATGTCGCCAACAATATAACAAAAATCTTTTGGGAAAAGTCTTTGCATTGCAATCATAAGCCTTGGTTCTTTTGTTTTAACAACGCCGTCTTTTTGTAATTCTTCCGTAAGTCTCGCTTGTTTTATAGCATCGTTTTTTTGCGACTTTGTAAGTTGTTGAAAATATTCGCCTTCAAAATCACTACTTGAATAAGAGTAGTCAACTGTTCTTATGGCTCTTAAAAGTCCATTAATAAAGAAATTTTCAAGCGTTCTTCTTTTTGCTTCACTTCGGTAATGTTCTTGAGTTTGCGGGTCGTCAATTATAGCAAGTGTTAAATCTGAACCAACGGAAGAGGAAAGACAAGAACCAACACGCCTATACCCTTTTTGCGGTGTTTTGAAAATCAAAGCATTGTATTCCGTCTTTATTTCATTAATGAATGTTTTACTAAAATCTAAGTTAAGAATGTCGTGTGCTTGATTATGCCATAGCTTTGCATCTTCTGTTAAGGCTCTTGAATAGCAACCAATACGCTCCGAAGGGTCTCTAAGTAACGCCCACGCACTTGCAAGAACTGAAATAAAAACAGACTTCCCCCAACCCCTTGGAAAGTTATAAATACCCCACTGGAAATAGCCTTTTATGTTATACTCAATATGTTCGCAAGCAAGCTGTGTTGTATAGTGTGGCTTGTATGGAGTGCCAAAGGCTTCTTGGAATACATCTTTTACAAATGAATGGAAGTCGTCTTTATAAAACTCACGCATTAATGCAAGTTTATATTGATATTCTTGCTCTGGTGAAAGTGTTGTCTTTGTATTTGATATTTCTTGAATAAGGTTCATTTTGCTATTTTTTTACAAAACTCTTGGAATGCTTCTTGCTCTGATATTTTAGAAAACTGTGTTTCAACTTTTATGTCTGTATTGTTATTCTGCTGAGCGTTTGTGTTGTTGACTTGCATTGCTACCGTTGGTGTAGTTTGTAAAACCCCCAACCCATAAAGTGTTTTGATTATCATTTCACTTGCACGCACTACTTCGGGTATTTTATGCTCCTCAACTGTTTTAGTTTGTTTTTTCTCACCTGTTTTCACGCCACCAAAAGACACAATATCCTCCTCAACCATTTTTGCAGTTCGTCCTTTTTTAACAAGGTCAAGAATGTATTGATTGACAATATAAGCATTTTCAAGCGTTTCCTTTGTGAGTTTATTGCGTTCTTTTTCAAGATTTACCAAAACTATTGCTTCTTGCGTTGCATCTACTGTTGCTTGTTTTGTTATAATATCGTCTTTTATTTGCTCCTCTTGTTTTTTAAACTGTTTCATAATCTTTTCTTTATGCACTATTTTTTGTGCATCGTAAATTCTATTTTCGGAAGGGTTTCTTATTTGCCAAACATCATTTGCGTCTTCGTTAATCCATTTTGCAAGCGTTTGCCTTGATACTGAACCACCACTTTTTTTAATAGCTTCGCAAATTTCTTCCAGTGTATATTTACCCAACTCAAATAATGCTCTTGCTTGTAGTTTCACTTTTAATGTTTGTTCCCTTGAGGCTTTTGGCATAAATTATAATAATGTATTTTCTTGATAACTTACCTTGTGTTTTACATCACTTTCAAAATCCATAACACCCCTTTCGTTCAACCATTTGTCTTGCCGTTCAAGGTCTTCTTTCCAGTTTGCAAGACGGTCATTAGCTATTTTTATATACCCTTCGTCTCGTTCACAACAAAGGAAGTTTCTACCCTCTTGAATACTTGCTAAAGCAGTTGTTCCACTCCCTGAAAAACAATCTAAAATAGTGTCGCCTTGCTGTGTAAAAAGTTTGATTAATCTTCTAAAAAGTAAAGTTGGTTTAACAGTAGGATGTGTGATGTTATGGTTTGAACGATGCATTTGATTTTCTTTGCAAAAAGACCATATACTTGGAAGATTGATATTTTCTTCAAAGCGACCTTTACTTCTTGGAATGTTGTTTTTATCAAAATTATAGAATTCATCATTTTTGTTTGAAGTTTCTAAAATTTGTGGCTTTTCTTTTCCTGATTTTAAAAAAGCGATATATCTCTTTATTGTTTCAAAATTTGCTATTCCGTGGAACGCATTGTCCACTGTAATATCCTCAAAAGGTGCCTTGTTTGCATAAGTTTGTGGCTTTCCTTTTTGAAATACAAAAATATTTTCGTGTATTCTTGCAAGCTTTTGAAATGGACTTGATAAAATTCGTTTACACCATACAATTTCATTACACATTTGCCAAGGTTTAAATCTTACCTCCATTGTTATTCTTCCAAAATCCCACGCTGATGGAAACTGCCCAAAAAAAATAAACCAACCATCTTGTTTCAATACCCGCATTGCTTCAATTCTTACTTGTTTTGCAATATCAAGATTATATCCTTCTTCTATTTTATGCCCCTTGAGTAGCATATAAGGTTCATCAATAAGCACGCATTCTGTGCATTCATCAGGAAGGCTTTTAAGATATTCCAAGCAGTCCATTTGAATTATCTTATTTAACTTACTCCCTAATTCTTGCATTAAATGTTAAATAAAAAAGTTTTATGTTAAATAAAATGTTAAATAAACTTAAAATGTCAAGTGTTATTTAACATTGCTATTTCTTAAACCATTGTAGATATATTTGATGTGAAAGTTGTGCCAAGGGAGAGAGCCCCTTGGCAAGCTGTTTGTAAAGTATAACTAGCTATATTTCCAATTCAAGCTTAAAATTACTGTTTGTAAAGTTTATAAAAAGCATTTTCTTGCAAGTAAGGTATCCTGTGGAAATATCTTTAATTTCAAAAGAAAATCTTGAGAAATCTTTTATGTTTTTATTTTGTGCAAAATGTTTGCAAATTCCACGCAATGTGTTATGATAAAAACCATAAAATGGACTTCGGAAATTATATTCAATATCCATATCAAATACATTTCCTAAAAAGTTTATCATTCTATAATGTGCATGTTTTGTATTTAACTTACATTCAACAGAAACCATTTGTGTCAAGTAGTTTGGATGTTCTTTATCCTGCGTTCCTCCGTCTTTTATTTTTACACTCTTATAAAAATAATGTCCGTGCTTTTCTTTGCGTTCAAAAAACTCTTGTAATGTCATATCTACTTTTATAATTTTTTCGTGTTCAATTTTTCTCCAGTCAAGTTTATTCATTATTTTTGCAAACTGCTGAAGTTTTTTAATGTCAATATTTTCGCATTTCATATAGTAAGATAAAAATTAATTATTAGAATTAACCCTATAGTTGTAAACTCTTTGTACGCTTCCAAACTCTAAGAAACATATAATTTCATTGTGTTTACAAGCCAGCTTGACAATGTTTTTTAAATTTATAAAATCACCCTCATTTTTCATATAAGATGAGGGTATAAGCATTGTGCGTGCATTGTAGCTTTTTCCATCAAAAATAACATTACTTGCCTCTGTTATAAAATAACACTCCATCTTGCGTGCAATATAGTCCACTGTTTTTGTGTAAAACATATCAAAATCTTGCAATAAAAATGTTATCTTAACTGGTGAGGTTAAAGTTAAGTTAAAAGCTGGTTTTTGAATAATAGACATAAAAAATATAAAAAATTAACATAAATACAAGGGGCGGTTCACCACTCCGCCCTTTTTTAACAATTAAAAAAACTTCATTTCATTGTTAATGATAACAGCAATACACTCTTGATTGTATTTTTCTTTTACTTCTAAAACAAAATCAAAAAATGGAGTTAAGTTGGTATCAAACTTTGTGTATGAAGTAATTGAAACATTTTGTTCATACATCATTTTGCCACATTCCATAACATAACAACCATCTTGAACGGTGCTTGAGGTTGCACCGCCAAAAATATTGCCCATTACTGTTAAGCATTCTTGTTTATTTCTTGCTAAAGAAAGCCTTTCGCCGTCTTTTGTTTTTGAGGGAACTATTAAAGTAATTTGTAAATTTAACATAGATTTTTAAAAAAATTAACTTAGATTTTTCAAGTGGTGAACTTGATATATATTTATATACTATGTTTTCAAAAAGTCAAGCAATTTCCTTGTATTTTCTTAATTTTTTCCTGTTCTTTCAGGTCTATTGCAAGATTATATTTTCCCTTAATGTGTAACCATTTTGCAATATACTCGCAAATATACTCTTTATGTGGTGGTAGCCATTCCGCAGGGTCTTTGTCGCTTTTTTGTCTGTTTAATGATTTGTTAACCGCAATAAGATTTTCATAATCATTTGCAAAGACTTCCCTTTGTTTTGCTGTCCATTTATCCGCTCCGCTTTCCCAAGCCTCGTGAAGTGGTACAATATGGTCAATGTCAAGACTTGAAGGTTGTGTGTAAAACTGCCCGCCATAATCATCATACCATTTTCCTTGAATAACACGGCAATCTTGAATTTTAACAGGTTTTAAACTGTCTTTTTGTAACACCTCTTGTCTTGTATTCAAACAGTCTCCGTCATCATCAATCCAGTGTTTGAAAGAACTTCTTGTATAACTTGCAAAAGCTATTTGTGAAAGAAGAAGGGTTATGAGGAGGGTTTTCATATTTTTGGTTAAAAATTATTTTTCATATCATTTAATTCATTCCATTTTTTCAAAAACTCTTGCATTGCAATATAAGGATTTTCTATTTGAAGTAAATCAAAATATTCGTGTGCGAGTTTGCTTGCTGGTTTTTTTGTGTAATAGTTATCATAAACTGCTAAATTAATTAATTTTTTGTTAAATAGTTGTTTTTCTTATATAGTTTATGTAATTAAGGCAATGTTTTATTGCAGTATCGTATTTATATTCATGAGTATAATCGGTAGGCACTAGTTTTTCATATCCATAATTTCCCTTACTCCATTCCTCATACTCCATAGCAGGCACAAAAACATAGCCTCCTGCATCAATAACATAAGTACAAAATACCTGATACAATATTTCTCTTAGTTCATTTATAAATATTTGTTTTGGTGTTTGTAAAATTTTAATGCTATAAATAATAAATTCAGCTTTAATATTATTTTGTGTTGAAAAATTTTGTATTATTATTTTTTTACATTTTTCAAAATATTGTATTTCTTTATTCGACCATATAAATACAAATTCATGTACTTTTTCCTGTTCAGGAATTTGACATAAAACTTTAACTTCATATTTTGTATAGTATGAAATATTCTGTAATTTTGATTTTATGTTAAATTGAAAACCAAACTCAGTTTTTGATTTTTCTTTTTTCATTGCACGATAAAGACCTTTTAACTGCTGTAAGTTAAACTTTCTCAATTCTATTTTTACCAAACCTTCATTGTAAAATAATGGTTCTTTAATTTCAACTTTCATATAGTTTAAAAAAATTAAATTACTTTTTCTGGGCTTGTTATAATAATGTCTTTTGCACCAATCTTGCTTAATGTTTTTAGAACTTTAAAAAGCTCTTTTTCATCACAAAGGGCATGTATTGCAACCATATCATCTTGAACGAGTGGCAAAATTGTCGGCGTGTGGCTTGGTAAATAATGACATATTAACTCAATACTTTTCTTTTCACAGTTTAACATAACATATTTCTTGTTTTTAGCGTTTTCAGTGGCTTCTATTTTAAACAGAATGTCTTTTATAACATCACTATTTGAACCGATTAAAACTGCTTGTGAGTGCATTAATGTTTCCCCTTCTACCAGTCCGCTTTTTCTTAGAGTTTCGCCAGTTTCCACTATATCAAAAATAGCATCTGCAATTCCAAGCTCAATAGCGTGTTCTACTGAGCCAGTTAAATCAATAACATTAAGAAGATAGTCAGGAAAGTTAATATTATTATACAATATATTTTGATAAGAAGTTGCAACTTTGATGTATTGTAAATCATTGCGTTTTAAGTATGTCTTACCTGCAATAGAAAGTCTACAATGTCCAAAAGGTAGTTTTTGAATTAATGGTATTACATCTTTTAATGCCATAGCATAGTAATTAAACGATTCCAGTGTATTTTGTCCACATATACCATTATTTACACCTTTTTCTTCAAGTAGAAGCGGTATATCTTTTTCACGCATTAAAACTAAATCAAAGTCTCCATTTATACATTGTAATTGAAAACCTGTGTTGTCTTTTTTAAATTCAAAACCTGCTTCGGTAAAACATTTTAAAGTATCATTATGTAACCTACCGTTTTTTGGTATTGCTATTTTTATTCTGTTCATATATTTTTTTAAATTCTTCTATAATTATTATTTATTTTACACCATTCAAAAGTATAGTTATAGAATTTTTGTGTATTTAAGATTACCCGTGCTTTTGCAAGCTCAGTTTGCATTTTTTTTGCATCATTTTTATAAAATTCTTGAATTTCTTTAAATTGTTTAAGTCTTTTTATTTTGAGTATATTTGCAAATATATAAACATTTGGATCATTTTTTTTTATAGTGCTAGATATTACTTTTGCTGCTTTTTTTTCATTTACAATCCGCAAATATTCTTCTTCAGATATCATTGAAAATTTATAATGTGGACTATCAAAACCATTTAACCCACGACTAACAGTCGATACAACAACATTCATTTTATTAGCAAGTTTTCCTATACTGTCTGCAACAAAAACTGTATTATGTCCTCGTAAAATTCCTTTGTAAAACATATTATTTTCTAAAAATTAATCCATTTTTAATGCCATCTCTATTTGATATGGATCGTACCATTGCACTTGATTTTCTTTAAATTTTACCTTTTGTATCTTATCATAAAAACACCATTTTTTTCCATCACCACGCCAACACACATTTGAAAATAACATTGAATGATTATGGTCTGTGAGATATTTGTGCCATTTTGTAAAATTACCGCCAAAAGTTGGTATTTTATAAGGCTCGTAAACACAATAAACTAATTTCATTTTATCATATAAATTTTGGTATGTTTCAGCATCATAATATGTTGCTGGCGGAAACACTTCATACCTACCTGTTTTACAATCAGAATACTCTTCTTGAAAATCTTTAATAAGATTCTTAATTTTTATATTTTCTAAAATATCAACCAAGTCGCCACTACTTACTTTGATAATTTCTTTTTGGTGTAATGTTTCTGTCTTTTTTCGTGTTCTTTTTAATTCTTTTTCATTATATAACCCAACAACACTTGTATGATGAAACATTGCATCATTATCTGCTTCTTTACTTCTCAATTGATATTTTGGATATAATATGTGAATAGTATCTACCGGTTGTTTTTCTCGCTCTAAATATAATTCTAATTCTTTTGTAAGCATATATATTTTTACAATTAATCTTTTTTCAATGCTTCTTTTACATTATTTATTATTGAATGCCTATATTCGGGGTTTTTCAAAAGATATTTCCAATATACTTCATTGTTATGAAGTTTAAAGACATGTGTTTTTATAAATAATGGAAATTTATCTAATATTTTAAATACAAAATCGTATTGTCTTTTCTTTTTCATTTTAAATATAGTTTGTATTTCATACTCTTCGCCATCAAAAGTACCTATATCTTTTATCTTTAATGAACATTTATTGCGTTTGGGTTCAATATAACGCCAGCAGTCGCCTAATTTTTTTAAAAACTCTTCATTCATATAATTGTTATTAGTTAATCTTTTTGAAGTGCTTCCTCAATTGCTTTTTGGTTTTCAAGAAAAGCCTCTGCATGCATTGCAATCTGGTCTTGAAAGCTTTGGTTGTCTAAAAGCCAGTCAATAAACTCTTGCATATTTTCATCACATACACCACCAACTTTTGCTTGCGATGAAAGGTTTGTAGTTGTTTGATGGCAAAACAGTAGATATCTACCAATAGACATTTCCAGTAATGAAGCTTGTGATTTTATTTGATTATGTTCGCCTTTTTCAATATCAATTCCAATTCTTTTTTTCATAAAGCTTTAATAAAATTTTGAGTTTCGTTAAAATTTCCAATAGATAGAAAATTATTTACACCTTCAAGGGTTATTGTGAAAGTGTTTTCACCATGTTGTTCTATTTCTGCATTTAATCTTTTTTTATTTAGTAATTTTTGTAAAAAATTTAATTCCCAAGAAATTATTTTCATATTTTGTATATTAGTTATACACAATATAATATCATTGTTTTTCAAATGTCAAGTGTTTTTTTACATTTTTTACATTTTTGTATTTTTTTACTTTTTTACTTGACTTTTTGATTTTATACTTTATACATTCATATAACTAATTTATTTTTATGAAAAAACTTTTAAATTATTACTTAACAGACAAAGAACTCTTTGCTGTATTTCCTATATTATTTGTAGTAATTTTAATTATATGGTCTGTATTATTTCCAAGGAATGCAAACGCTGGTGATTTTAATTGGCATGAAAAAGATTTTGCATTAATTTTAAATGAAGACGGTGAATTACATTGTATTGACAAAGAAAACAATAAAAGAGTGCATTTAAAAAACTGCCCAGAAATTTTTTAAATATATATGAAAAAAGAAAACTTTATACAAGTATGTTTAAATACCGCAGAAATTCTTGAAAACTTAAAAAATGAATTGCTAAATGTTGATAATTTTGATTATCAATTGACTAAATTAATTCAGCAAATCAATCAACATAATTATCGGATTGAAATACAAAGTATTGACAATAATGGTATTTGTTTTGTTGCAAGAAATCAAAATAGGATTAAATATCCAAAAATGATTATTACTTTTTGGGAAAAAGCTATTAAAAAAGATATGCTTATAGTGTATAAAGACAATACTATTATGTATAAAAATGAATATTATGATAAAGATTATTCAATTGATGATATTATTGAGGCTGTAGAATTACAGCAAACCAACTGTTATGGAACTACAATTTAATTTATAATTTATGAAAAATATACCTTTGTTGACAGCAATCATTGTTGCTTTTTCAATTTTTTTTGGAGCTAAATGGTGTTCAGATAATTTAGATAAAAATTATGAAAAATATCATATTAGCAACAACAGTAATCAGTAGTCTTTTTTGTTTTTCAGGAAAAAATATTATAAATTATTCCCATAAACACAAAAATGTGGGTGTAAAAAATTTAAAAGATTATTTCCCAAAAACATTTTCTACACATCAAACACCTAGATTAACACAGCCTAGAGAATTAACAGCAAAAGAACATAAAGAAGTTTTAGAGTATGTTAATTCTCTTGTTGATGTAATTGAAACTTAAGCATTGTTTGTTTATTTATTTCTTCTTGGTCCATTTTTACTTTATCATAATCAAACCCTTGTAAATATTTTTTTTTAGAAATTTCATAATGCGATTTCCAGTAAATACCCCAAGCACGGCTTGCAAGATCTTTTAACTGCTTTTTTTCAATTTCAATAGCAAATTTTTCTTGAATTTCAATTGGAAGTTCTGCTAATAATGTTTCTACTATTTCAATATACCCGTCTGGTAAAGTTGAAATAAATTCATTAATCAATGATATGATGTTGTCATCTGGAGAAATTAAAGTGTCGCCTCGTTCATTAGTTTGCATAAAGTTATAATAAAATTATTGACAAGCTAAACATTCATCATTTGCATTCAAGCCACCAATTCCAACTTCTTTTTGTGTAGAAGGCAACTCTTCCGTTTTTGGTTCATTGGTTTTTTCTGCTCTTTGAATTGATGCAGAACGACAGTAGTAAAGGCTTTTTATACCTTTTTTCCAAGCTTGAAAGTGAATTTTGTGAAGCTCCGCTTTGGCAACATTTGACGGAACAAAAATATTTAAAGATTGTGCTTGGTCAATAAATGGTTGACGGTCAGCGGCGTGGTCAATTAACCACATTTGATTTAATTCCATTGCAGTTTTGAAAACATCTTTTTCTTCTGGCGTTAAAAAATCTAAGTGCATAATAGAACCTTCATTCATTGAAATTGAACTCCACACTTCACTTGTATTTTTACCTTTGCTTTCAAGAAGTTTTGCAAGGTGCTTATTCCTTACAATAAATGTTCCAGAAAGCGTTTTGTGTGTATAGCAGTTTGCAATAAATGGCTCAATACCAGGGCTTGAATTTCCACAAATAATTGAAATTGAGGCGGTCGGTGCAATTGCAGTGCAATTTGAAAATCTTAAATTAAGTCCCAAATCTTTTGCATCTGGGCAAGCCTCCCTTTGTCTTTCCCAGTCATTTGCAAGCTTTTCATTTGCTAAATCGCATTTTTCTTTTATATGTTTAAAAATTATTTTATTCCAAGATTTTGCCGCAACTCCTTCAAACGGTGTATTTTTGCTTTGAAGGAAAGAGTGAAAACCCATAACGCCCAAGCCAACCGAACGCTCACGCATTGCAGAATATTTTGCTTTTTCCATTGTGTCAGGTGCTCTATTAATGAAATCCGTCAATACATTATCAAGGAAACGCATAATGTCTTCAATAAAAAGTTCATTGTCTTTCCACTCTTCAAAATATTCAAGGTTTAAACTTGAAAGGCAACACACGGCGGTTCTTTCTTTTTGTAATTGGTCAAGTCCAGTAAATAGGGTAATTTCCGAACACAAATTTGATGTCTTTGGCTTCATACCGTATTTTTCTTCCATTGCTTGATAAACGGGGCTTTTATTCTTTTGCATATTACCCTCGTAAAGAATGTATGGCTCGCCCGTCTCAACCCTTGCTGAAAGGATTTTTATCCACAAATCTCGTGCTGAAACTTCCGCAATAGCCTTATTATCTTTTGGGCTTCTAAACCAATAAGTGCTACCATTTTCTACTGCTTTCATAAAATCATCTGTTAAAACAACACCGTGGTGAAGGTTTAAACATCGGCGGTTTGGGTCTCCACCAGTTGGGCGGCGAATATCAATAAATTCTTCAGTTTCAGGGTGTGAAATAGGAAGGTATGCAGCACTGCTTCCCCTACGAATACCAGACTGTGTGTCTGCTAAAATCATTGAATCTTGAACTTTCATTTGTGGAACAATGCCAAGGGCGTCTCCTCTCTTACCTATTTTTGAGCCCATTTCACGCACATTCCCCCAGTATGTTCCAATTCCTCCTCCAGATGTTGCCAAATAACCATTTTCCGTGCGTAATTTTGCAATTTGCTCCGATGAAAGAACTATTTCATCAATATCGTGAAGTAAATTGTTATTTTCTACATTGTTTGAAAATATATTTGTAATGGTTCCAACTGTTGCCCCCTCTTCCCTTGCATTTATAACATTTACAAGTTTATCAAGAACTTCATTCAAGTAGCAAGAAATAGGCAATGAATGGCTGTCTTTTAACCCTCCATTTGCAAGAACTGGTGTTGCAGGCATAAACCAGCATTTTGACATATAATCATAAATGCGTTGACCGTGTGCATCATCGTCTTTGTACGCTTCGGCAACTCTTTTGAAAAGTTCTTGAAAGGTTTCGTCTTCTTGAATAATATTACCTTCCTCGTCTTTTATTTCTTTTAAAAGGTATCTATCTTCTAATATTGCCTTACTAAAATCTGTTAAATTGGCGTCTCGACTGTTGTCTATTTGTATTGTCATTTTGTTTTTAAAAAATTAATAAATAATAAATGTATAGCCAGATAAAGTATATTTTTCAATACCTCTTTTAGTATACTTTAAAACATAATGCACTGCTTCCTCTGTAATATTAGCAACTTCACTTGCTTTGCTAATAGTCGGGAATACACCAATAAATATTTTTTTACTTCCTTCTTTTTTATATACTTTTGTTGGCGTTCCTAAAAGGCGTTTGTCTATTTTTTGTTGCATAAATCATTCAATGAATTTTTTTCAATATTTTATTCATTTTATTACTACTATTCGGCATATTGCTTTCTATAATCTTAAGAAATAATCTTAATTTCTTAAAAGCTAATTCGCAATGCTTCCACGAAGTGCCATTTGTAGGATTGTAATGTGCAAGAAAAAATGACGCAATTTGATTATAATAATGACTCATATTTCTTGCAATTGGTTCATAGACCTCACGACTGTATTGCACTGCAAGTTCTTTATCCTTAAGATTAAGTTTTGTTAATATTTTTGCTGATGCTCTCTCTTTTTCGAGTGCAATAAAATAAAAACGCAATGAAAGAAATAATCGTTGTTTTATACTATTTTTGATATACATTTTTTTGAATTACTTAATTATTTTCCTTCAAATACTCCTCAAATATTTCCTTAGCGTCAATAACTTGTAAGCGGTCATTACCGTCAACTGGTAAAATACCTGTGGAGTTTGTTGTTATGATTTTGTTGATTACCCATTTATTTTTAAATCCCAAACCACAGACATAATCACATTTACTAAAATCAATATACCGTTCAAAACAATGCAACACACACACATTCACTTCCAAAACTCCATATTTTTCTTTTAGTTCTTTTGCTACTTTATTTGCTTTTTGAAATTCGGATTGTGTGCCGTGAGGGAGGAAGATGGTTATTGCTTTCCAGTCTCTTATGTCCATTTCAGAGTTTAATTCTCTTTTGGGAAAATCTTTTTGATATAAAAACCACGCATCACAATCGTTGGCACATTTGTCAGCTTCCTCCTCACTCAAAAACAAAACCGCATTGTCTTCTGGTATGTATTTTGAGAGGTTGACATTACTTGACTCCTCGCCATCTAAAACATCGTTTAAAGTTACAAGTGGCGTTTGCGGACTTATTCCATCACGCCAGCCTAAATTCCAAATTGGTGTGAATATTCTTGCTTTGATACCAAGCCATGAAAGTTTATGTGAAAGTGCAAAAATTGGCGTGCAATCTCCATTCAGTCCGTCAATATACAAATTCTTTGCATTCGTAAAGTCAAAAGCCTCTGTGCATTCCTTATCTTGGTAAAACTCAATTTCAAGGAGTTCGTTTTTTTTGTGGTGTATTTGTTGCATATATTTAAGTTTAGTTTAAAAAAATAATTCAGAATAAAATTCCTCTTTTTCTTTTATTCTTTGTTTTTTGTTTTCATTAAAACAGGAGCAACGAAACTGGTGTGTTAATATTTCAATTTCAACAAGTGCTTCACAATAATGACGGAGTAAAGTTTTTACACGATTTGTCAAAATTTCATTTTCCTTCTGAAGCTCTCTGTTACTTCTAATATATTTTTTTATATTTTGCATAAATCAATCAATTAAATAAATTAGCTATTTTCTCCCAAGTTTCAGGGGTTTGTTCTTCTAAAAGGTTTGTGTTAAAATCACAAAACTTTCCAACTGGAAGTATATGAATTATTTGGTGTATTTCTAAACCTTTTGCAATATAAATATGGTCTTTTTTGTTTGTATTTAGTAAATTAAGAACATCAAAAAGTGTTATTGGTCTGCCAAGAATTTGAAAATCTATTACCTTGCCGTGGTTTTGTCGTATTTTATCGGTTAAATACAATTGCATATTCCCCCAGTATTCTGTTACAAAAACTTGTTTATACACATCGTTATAATTAGTCGGTTTACTCGCTCCACAAGCAATACCGATTGCTGAACCATTTATAAAATCTCCTTTAAAATTTACATAGACTCTACATAAATTACCTGCATCGGTATTGCCAAAATTAAAAAACTCCCTCTCCAAAGCCTCATCTAAGGTTTTTGCCGTGGGGTTATTATTCATAATTACTTTTTCCCATATCTTTTTGTAGTGTGGGTTTTGTAGTGCGTTTTGCATAAATCAATCAATTAAATTAGCTATTTTCTCCCAAGTTTCAGGTGTTTGTTCTTCAATTAAATTACTTTTATTGTTTATATCGCATATCTTTTTTACAAAATATTGGAATATATCATTAGAAGTATTGCGTGTGACATCAATATTACACAACACAACACAGTTGGTCATTAACGCAAACTCACCGTTCTCTATATTTTTTTGTAACAATTTTAAAACATCAAAAAGAGTTATTGGTCTTCCTAAGATATTATAGGTTTTGTCGTAAATTTTTCCCATCTTATTAGACATATCAAAATTTACAATATTTATATGTGACGTCGTCTTTGTTAAACCATAATAACACCCAACTTGTGAAAATTCTAATACCAAAGCCTCCTCCAAAGACTCCGCCTCTGGGTGTCTATTCATTATTACTTTTTCCCAAATCTTTTTGAAGTGGAGGTTGTTAAGTGCTTCTTGCATAATATTTTTGATTAATTATTTTCTTAAAGTGATTGGTATCATTTCAGAGCAAAGGATTTTTATTTCTTGTTTTATCATAAACATATTAAATAGTTTAACCTTGTTTGTTGGTGTAATATTTAGCTCCTTTTTCAGAACAAAATGTTTTTATAAAATTTTTTTCATTAACTTGTTTAGTCATATATGCTTCATAAGTTGTAGTATCATAACAACATTTACCAAGAAATAATTGATTGGGTGCATACCTTTTACAGTTATTCATATATTCTTCAGATAAAACACAATTATTTATTTGTGGCTTTTCATTACTATTGTTAGTAGTTCCATTTAAAAAATACATTATAAGAGCTGTTATTATAGTACCCACTATTGCACCTATTAAAGCATATATTTCAGGTTCTCTGTTCATATAGTTATTTATAAATTAATGATTGTTTAGATTTTAAACATACTTCTGCGTATGATTCTAGGTGCTGCAAACTAAGTTCTTGTAATTCTTTTATACAGTCTACTGAAGCCTGCAAACCTGCTAATTTTGCATCTTGCTCAATCTTATACATATAGTTAGTAAATTGTTCCATATAATTTTAATAAATTCCATCTTCATCTGTTTGCTTGAAACCATTGCCAAAAATACCTTGCATACTTTGTACAAACATATCTTCATCTTTGTTTTCTTTTTGGTTTTGAAAGCTTTCTTGTAATTTTTTTTGGTTTATAGCAAAATCTTTTTGTGATTGAATAAATTCAGGACTGTTGATTATCTCATCTAAAAAAGTTTGAAAGTTTTTCATATTTTTTTTTGTTAGTTATATATATTTATATAGTGTGTTTTTTAAAAGTCAAGTATTTTCTTTGTTTTTTTCTTTGTTTTTTTCTTGCATTATTTGGTATATATTATCAAAATATTTCATATCATTTTCACGCAACTTTTCAAGCATTTCCCACCCAAGTAATGCAACACCTTTTTTTGGCTTTTTTACTTTATCAATAATAAATCCATTTCCATTTAAAAATCCTGCAATATCACCGCCATATTCAATACGAATTGCGTCTCTCAAGCCATTTAGTCTGTTTTGATTTTGCATTAGAATAGCATAAAGTATATCAATACACACACTACCGATGCCATTTTCATACGACCTGTTATACCAATCTGTTTTAAATCTATATGGAGTAGTTTGAATATATTTGTTATCTTTTAAGATTTTATAAAGACCATCAAGATATTCTGTTAATTTGTGTTTTTGTGTGCTATGGTGCATATTATTTTTATAAATTAATTTGCTTCTTGATATCGTTTTTAATTTTTATTATTTGATATAATGAATTTGCAAACTTTTCAATATCTTCCTCATTTCGTTCAATTCTGAAAATTGAAAAGCGTTCATCAATGTTTTTAAAACTTGCCGTGTGAATTATGTAATCACAAAACTTGAATTTCTTCTCAACAAAAAAGCCCATTAAAATTTGTGTATAATACTCTTCATCAATTAAAAAATTCATAATTCCATCACGCTTAACTTTTAAATGCTTCCCTGCATTAATTGTTTTTATTTCAATAAATCCATCTTTAACCAAACCATCTGGACTAAACCCAAAATTATTACATTCACTTTCAATAAACCCACATTTTTCAACATTTACTAAATTTTGCTCTTCATAAAAATTAATTGCATCTTGCTCACCTGCATAACCTCGCTCCTGTGCATAAGATGGAATGCGTGGAAACTCTAAAATATCATTTTCATCATAAACTACACGCTCTTGACCTATTAATTTAAAAACTTCATCATAAACTGATTGTGCAATTTCCGTTGTTTTACGAACGCTTTTTACCGTCAATTCAGTTTGTTTGATAAATTTTTTTGCAATAGAACCCGTTATTTTACCGCAACGAATTTCAAACCATTCTTGTGTTCCTTGTTGCATTATTTTGTGTTGTATTGCTTTGTGTTGCATAAAATTGTTAATTACCTTCTTTTTCTTCGTTTACTTTTTGTTGGTTCATCTTTTCTGTTGCAATTTGCACTAATCTTGTTTTTACACCCTCAAACTTTTCAACAGACAAATCATTTAAGCTTTTAACTTTGTATGCGTTACTAATATCCAACTCGCTTTTTCCTGCACTTTTGCAAAGGTTTTGAAGTTCGGTATATTGTTCATTTGTGATTTTTACTACATTTGGCAATGTTATATTTGCAATTCTAATTCCACCAGAAACATCTTTACCTATTTTTACAGTTTCATCGTAAAATATTTCAATTACAAATCCAATGTTTTGTTTCATATCAAGTTTTCCCGTTTTTGATAAAATATGTTTTGCGTTTGTTGTATTTAAAGCCAAAGGTAAAGACCAAACCTCTTTTTCTTCTGTGTTACCGTTTTTGAAAATGTAAAAATATTTTTCTTTAAAGTGTAAAACCCATTGTTTTTTTTGGCTTGTTTTTTTATCTATTGGGTTAATATATGTATTTATACGCATTTCAACATTTTGTATAGTTAAACAAACACTTGCCATTTTACCTGTGCGGGTGTCAACTGGTAATTGTTCTTTTCTAATAAGACCGTCATCTGTTTTTTTATAATCAGGGCGTGGTGTATAATGTTGTCTTTCATTGTCATTGTATACCATTGTTTCCATAATGTTATATATTAGTTATACTCAATATAACAACATACTTTTTTAAATGTCAAGTAATTTCTTTGTTTTTTTCTTTGTTTTTTTCTTGACTTTATAAAAACAATAATTTAATACTTTCATAACTAATGCTGAATAATATGCAAAATATGAAACTTTTAGATTTACAAACAGGTAAATATCTTGAACTTGGGAAAGATTTTTTATACGGTGGAGGGTATATTACTATATGTGATGGTGCAATGGATATTGCTTGTGGGCAAATTAAAAACCAACCGAATAAATTAAACTTTATACAAGAATATTTTCATGTATATAAACAATCCGAACCACAAGAACCACTTAAAACCCTTTGTGAAAAAACTGGTGCTGTTATATATGGTGGAAGGTATGTTTTGATGGATAAGATGGATGGAACTGTAATGCAAGAAACTCAATATTTTTATAAGAAGCCCAATATAACTTCAAAAAGTAAATCTACTGTAAAATATTATTTGAATAACAATTCTTGTTTTAAAGTGTTTTGTAGTACATGGCAAGAATTAAGATGGATATGTAATGATGAAGAAGCGAAATTTATTAAAGATGGATATATATTTTGTAAAACATCCGATAATGTAATTGTTGAATACGGAAATATCTTTGAAGAATACTCTAAACAACTCCGGAACGAACCAAATAAATTTGAGGAATTAATGGCACTTATTAAATAAATGAAACTCAAACAATGTAAATCTTGCAAGCAGGAATTTACACCCCATAAATACGCTATTTGTAAAACAAAGTGTAAAGATTGTATATTTGTGAAGCACAAGCAAAGGTTGTGCATTTACGCCAAAAAACAAGCAGAAAAACCAAAAAAACCTCAATCTGGCTCCGCCCCAAAAATAGACAAAAAATGGATTGAACTTTCAAAAGCCATTAAAAAACGAGATGCAGGGCTTCCTTGTATATCTTGTGGAAAATTTATGCAAGAATATGAAATACAAGCAGGGCATTATATAGCAAGAGGAAAAAGTGTAAAGTTGAAATACGAACCGAGGAATATTCATGCACAGTGTTGGAACTGTAATAATAACCACCAAATGCAACAACAAATGCAAGAGGGGTTTACAAAAGGCTTGATTGCACGGTATGGTTTGGAATATGTGGAGTGGTTGGAAAATAATAAATAAAAAATGATAACAGAAAAACAAGTAGAGAATTTTTTTGATATTCATTGTGTAGAATATGATTATAAACAATATCAATTTACATTTACACATAGAAAGAAAAGGAGAGCAATTGCTATCATTGCTTATTCAGCAAGTTGTTACACTCAAAGTGAAATAGAAAAATGTATAAAGAAAGCAATAAGATTATTTCATAGACAATATATTTTAAAAGAAAAATGTTATTTTATTAATTACCGTAATATTTCAAAAATTTTGCCGAAACCTCGTTTTATTCACTATTAAGTTATGTGGGTTTTGTAATAAGCAAAGTATAGCCCCACTTACTCTAATTTAACAAAATGTTAAAACCCCAAAGGCAAAACCTAAGACTTCAATTAGGTAAAGCTATACAACCGCCTCCAGCCCGAGTTTCCACATTTCAAGAATGTGGCAGGTTAAGCCTACGCTTCCCACGGTTTGATTTACAATTAAGAAACCTTAAAATGCTAGCAATTGCGATATAATATTCACAGGCTGGATTTGAACCAGCGTCATTAAGTTATTACCCCTAATATGCTTCCAGACTACACCACTGTCAATATCTTGGATATTATAAGATTCTACTTTTTTAATGTCAACTTTTTTTTTCTTGACTTTTTAAAATTATAAAATATTCATATTCATAATTCTTGCAAGGAATTGTACCATAATCAAAAGTTATGGTACACCCTCTTTTTCAATAGAGGTTAAAAAATTGGAAGGGTGTACTATTAACTTATATAAACGATTATGTCAAAAGATATTGATTTTTCTTTTCAAAAAGAACTAAGGCGGGATATAACAAAACTTCAACAAGAACTTGAACGCAAGCAGAGTATTTTAAATAAATACCGAAATGAAATGCCAACATTAAATCTTAATGAATTTGAATACTTATATTTCACAGATGAATTTGTACTTGAAAAAACAAAAAGAGCAGGATTTTGGTTAAGATGTGAAAAAGCACAAAAAATAATATACGATTTAAAAGATATGTATAATATTGACGGTGTGTTGAAATTAGACAAATTTTCAAAAACTAAAATGTTTTCAGGACTATATTTACATTATGCAGAGTGGCTTGGAGAAGAGTATTACAAGTCTGCAAAAATACAAATATTTGAAGTATTGCGTAAGCATTCTCTTGAATTAGAATGTTATGTAACAACTTATGGAGATATTGCTACTATACTTGGTGTAATTTAATACTAAAAATTTATGAACAAAACGATTATGCCAAATCTTGAAAAAGAGTGGGAGAAAAAAGAAATATCAAAATAATGGTTGACTTTTTGGGAAAAGGCTTTTTAAAAATATTAAACCTATTGAATTTATATGTCAGATATTATTAATTTTACCTTTTCTGAAAAAAACTCAAATGTTCGGATTGTTTTAATAAATGCACAGCCATACTTTTCCTTGCAAGATGTTTGTAATATTTTAAAGATTAACAATATTACAACGCTACGAGAAAGGCTTGACCAAAAAGGGGTTATGTCAAAACTAACCCCTACAAATGGAGGTGAGCAAAAAATGTATTTTATAAATGAAAAGAATTTATATAAGTGTATTTTTAAATCCAAGAAAAAAGAAGCAGAGAAATTTCAAGATTGGGTATTTGAAGATGTTTTGCCAACCATTCGTAAAACAGGAAAATATGATATAAGTAAATCAAATTATTTTTTACAACAAACCGAACGCACTACGCAAGTTGAAAATTCAAAAAATATTAATTCAATGCAATATCGTAATGGAGGCGTTGAAAATATAAAAGAGTATAATAGATTGAATTGTATTCTTCATTCAAAAAAAACACCATCACAATTAAAAAAAGAAGGTAAAGAGCGTGGCTTAAAATCTACACAAATAGCAAGTGGTAAAGAAGTATTGAGAAATATACAGCCTGAGGTTGCTTGCAGTATGAGTTTAGCAGATGATATTGTGTTAAATGGTGCTTCATTATGGCAAGCATACGAAATTACAAAAGACACACTACCAATTTATGCAAAGCTTTTAAAATTGGGTATAGATATTAATGAACTAAAAAAATAAATTTATGAACGAAATGCAAGAAAAATATATAGAAGAAATTCAGATAAAAATAACAGAAGCTTTCGTAAAAAAGTATTTTAATAAAGATGCAACATATTGGTGGGTAAATGATAAAGTGGGAACTGTATTTTTCATTAATGATTTTTGGGTCGATTGGGAAGTGATATTATTTTGTATTTGTAAAAATATTTCAAGCAAGAAGTTTTTCCAATGTTATTCAAGGTTTGAAGAAAATATTGATATAACAAGCCAATTAGAGTCAAAGCCATTAATTGAATTTTTAAAATAAAATATGAAGGATAGAGTCCATAAAAAACATACCACAAAATTTACAACAACGAGCAATAAAATATTGCAAGATAGCAGGCTTTCTTACGAAGCAATAGGAGTTTTTATGTATTTATGGTCAATGCCAGATGATTGGCAAGTTATGGTAAAACAAGTTATGAAACATAACAATTCAAGTGAATATAGTGTAAGAAAAGCTCTCCGTGAACTGCGTGATTTTGGTTATATGAAGTGGATAAGAACGCAGGGGTATTTTATATATGATATGTGTGAAGATGGAACTTTTCACTGTGGCGATATTCAACATAATGAAAGTCATTATAGTGATAGTCAACACAATGATATATATATACAAAACAATAACATTAACAAAACAATAAATGAAACAAACACCGCAAGCGGTTTTTCTTCTTCTCAAAGTAGTTATTCCGAAATTCCTAATAGCTCAGTTTGTAAGGAAAGCTTACATACTCAAGAGCAAAAAAATGAAGAGTTTAATCAATTTTGGGAAGAGTACGGTAAAAAAGTAAAAAAACTAAAGGCGGAGGAAAGTTTTAAAAAAGCACTTTCCAAAGCGTCTTTTGAGGAAATTATGCACGGAGTAAAAGAATACCAAAGATATTTGAAAGTTGCAAATGAAAAAAAGCAATGGCTAGGGAAAGCTGAACCGCACAAATGGTTAAATGAAGAGCGTTGGAATGATGATTATGAAGATTTGATAAAACAAGAGTATAAGAAGAACAATAAAACCCCACCAGTCGCACAGAAAAGCCCCGAGAAGCAACAAGAGGAGGTTAAAATGAATGAAGACAAACAAAAGAAGCGTGAAAGCGTTATAAAGCATTTAAACAGTGATGAGACGCAATTTATGAACTATATTAAAGAAGTATTAAAACCATACTTTACAGAGTTACATAAATCTTGGATTAATGATTTTGTTTTTTCTTGTAGAAATAAAGTTGCATATTTTGGCTTTACCGAGCAAAAAAATATTGACACGGTAGATAGAAATTTTGTAAAATTTGAACAAATTATTCTGCGTGAAATTGCAAGCACGGAGCTGGTAAAACAAGGGGGCAATTTAAAAATAGAATTGAAATTAATTGATTGAAATATGAGTATATTTTGTAGACACAATTATGTATTGTTAAGAAAAACAACACTAAATCATTATGAAAATACATTACCATATTATCAGATTTCATATCAAATCAAAATTATATGTGAAAAATGTGGAAAAGTTAAAATATTTGAAACAAAGAGAATAATAACTGAACCTTATTATAGCATAGGTGGATATACTTTAAATGATGAACAACAAATACAATTTAAAATCAACAAAAATATTATAATACAAAAAGTAAAAAAATACGGTATAACTATTGATTGAAATATGAAAAAATATAGTGCTATATTTTGCATTATGCAATGCAGTCCATGGATAATATTAAATATTAATGGAGAAGAACAAAATCTTCGCCCTCAGTCAACTAATTTACAGTCTGAATTTAATCGTATTAATGAAATAATGAGAAAGATGAAATTGCCACAATTTAAAAATTTTAATAAATCTAAAATTGAATATTATATTGTAAAAACTAAAAATTACAGATATTTTTACTAAACTATGGAAAAGATAACAATTGAAAACACTTCGCTTGCAAAAGCTTATGATGATGCAGTGAAGAAGTGGAGATTTAAAGATAGAGAAGCAATGCTGAAATATGCAGTTGCAGTTATGCTAGAGGCGGATGTGAGTACTTTAATAATTAAAAAGCGTAATGATTTTGGATTACACGACCGCTTTGAATACGACCCATCTGATGATTTAATTGAATGATATATGGCAAGAATTAAAGAACTTAAAGAATACCTTTCACAATTCCCAGATGATATGGAAACAGATATTGATATTGTAAAACTTGAACCGTGGAGACTTGAACTTTTGGAATTAATGGAAAAGACCGGATATAATAAGAAATTGGAAAAATATAATCAAAAAATAACTTTTTAAATATAAAATGCAAAACATTATTGAAAATCTTAACGAAAAAGAACTTGAATTTGCACTTCAAAATGCAAAACAACAGGTTGAAGTTATTAATGAAAATTTAAAACTGATGGAAAGCCGTACAAAGCTTTTAATTGCATTTCTTGTTGTGTCAATTATTTTTTACATAGGAATACTACTGTTGCAAGATATATCATTATATGTTAAAATATGTGTAGATGTTGCAATATTATTTTACACTTTTATAATATCAATTATTGTGCATTGTTATTTTTCCAAAGCGTTGCCATCGCAAGCTCCAAAAACGGAAAGCATATTGGAATTTATAAGATATTACAAACAAATTAACAATGAACAGCCACTGTTTTTAACAAAAAAAGATGTTTTAGAAACAATACTTTATACAACAATTCCTGAACTTGAAAAACTCAAACGGAAAAGAGCAAATATTTTCAATTATTCCATAAAAACTGTTTTTGCATTTTTTGCAATTACAAATATTGCTATATGTATATTAACTTTTTAAACTCAAAATGAAAAAAACTACAAATAAGAAAAAACTAAAAAATAATGTTATAAATAAAAACTACGAAGCATTCGTAAAAATATTGCCACAACTTATACAATTATATTATGGTAAATTTGCTCTGTTACGAGATGAAAAAATAATTAAAATTTTTGATACATTACCAGATGCTTACGAAACTGGGAAATTATTATATAATGATGGTTTATTTTCTGTACAAGAAATTAAACATAACACAGCTACGAATCTTGGATTTTTTGCTAGCATTTTACATGCAAATGTATGATGTTTATTGCAACTGGAAAGCTTTTAGAAAGCAATAATCATCACATTGTTTTGAAACAACAAAGAAAAAATACTTAAAAAATTAAAAGAATATTACCAAAAAAATATAACAAAAAAATATGAAATTTGAAGTGCCAATACACCAAAAACCAATTATCTATAATAAAGATATTATAAAAGATGTTATCTTAGTTATGCAAAAACCCCAAGAGACTTATATCCAACAGTCTTGCAAGGTAATATTTGATAGAACAAAACTTGAAATGCGAGACAAGTTTGAAATGGACTTTATGCAGGTAGATAACGGCGGAAAGCAAACGCAGGGTGGCAAGTTTAGAAAAAAAGCAGAAGGCACTATAAAAGGTGCTTCCGATGTGCAATTATGGTTTCACTGTAAAAAAACTGGATTTTCAAAAATGGTTTTGTGTGAATTTAAGCGTATTGGAACGCCGTCTCAAATTGATATTAAAGATGAGCAGGTTTCCTTTCAAGAGCGGTGGAAAGCATTTTATAATTGCGAAGGCTTTATTACTAACAACCCACTTTATTTTGAGTGGAAAATATATGATATTTTAAAAAACTTTTGAAAAGTGCTTGATATAGTGCAAAAAATATGTTATAGTTAAATATAACTAATACAAATTTTATGCAAAAACTAACACAACTACAAAAGTTAAATACTTTTCACAAAATTATTCAAAGAAATTTTGGATACCATTTAAAAAAGTATGATTACAATTCATACAAAGATTTTCAATTAGCGTCAAATTTAATTATTGAAAATATACAATATTCAGCACTTCAAAGATATTTACCAGTACATGAGCTTGATATTACAAATGAAGCACAAGTAAAAGAATTTTTTAAAAATCCTGATAATTTCGAAAAATTAAAAGATGCTTTTGCTTATATAGCTAAAAATAATGACAAAGTTGACAATATTGGTTATCATAAAGTATACAATGATAATTTTGATTTTATTGGAAATGCTGGGTTTATTATTCACAAAGCAGAAAATGGAAAAGCTTCATATATTGAAAGAGGTATTCACTTGGATGAAAAAACACGAAATTCACAAGATGGCAAAAGCAAAAAACAAGGTTCACAAATAATGCGTTTGGTTGTTGAAAATTTAGAAGATAATCTAGACAAAGTTGATATGAATGGTACAATACTTTCGTCAATTTTAAAAAGTAATACAAGAAGTCAAAACTTTACACTAAAACATAAGTTGAATATAGGAAATCCAACAAGTGAAGATGATTTAACTTATAAATGGGAACAACCAATTAAAAGTTTTGTTTCAAGAATGAGTGAAATTAAAAAATCATTAGACAATGATATTCGTAAAATGTGAAATAATATTATTAAATCTCAGGGCGTCCAGAGTGTTCTAGAGTTGGAAACTGGACGCAAAAATACAAGAGACTAAAAAACAGCTTATATGAAAATATTAACTCGTAAGAGATGAACTGTGTAAGCTCGATAATTGAATATACTGTAATTTATAAAAGTCAAGGAAAATTATTTTAAATATAATAAAAAAGTTCTTGACTTTAGAAAGTTAATTATTATTATTGATTGTTAATATAACAACAATGCGTAAAATACTTAAAAAAAAAATTGAAATTTATTGTGCTGAAAATGAAATTACACAAGCACAACTTTGTAAAAAAGTAGGAATTTCACACTCAACATTAATACGCTGGTGTAATGAAAAACAGTTAAGTAATATTGATAATTTATTAAGTTTGATGATTGAACTTAAATTACAGCCAAAAGATTTTGAAATAGTTAATAATTTAGAAAAATAATATGCAACAAAATTTAGATAAGCTTCAGTTTAGAGTTTGGGATAAGGGAAGTTCAAATGTAAAAGCACAGATGATTTATTGCTCTGGCTTTAGTGTACTTGATGGTAATATTATAAGACTGTACGACGAATATGGACACATTATTGATTCTTGTTGTGCTACAATACAAAACCTTATGCAATCTACAGGCTTAAAAGACAAAAATGGAAAGTTAGTTTTTGAGGGAGATGTTGTTCAAGAAAAATACGAAAATCATTTAGGGAATATTGAATACGAAAATCATCTTGTAATCTTTAAAAACAGTTGTTTTCAATTCGCAATACAAGGGGATTTAGATAATCTTGAAATAATGTGCAGTATGAAAGAGCAAGAAGATGAAAATCTTGATGTTGAAATTATCGGAAATATTTACGAACATAGTTTTTTACTTGACAAATAATTCTGTATTTATATATATTTATATTATAAAAATCTTAATATATTGTATGGCTAGAATAAAAGGAAAAACTGGTTTCCCATTGTCAGAAGAAACAAAAAAGAAAATTGGTTTGGCAAATAAAGGAGTGTGGATTAAATATAATTGTGATTATTGTAATCAAGAAAATGAAGAAAAAGAATCACATTACAAAAAAAAGAAAAGGCACTTTTGTAATATAAAATGTTATGGATTATTTAGAAAAGAAAAAATGCACTTTACCGAACAACCTTCATATAAAGGTGTGAGAAAAATAGATGATACTAAACAGATTTATCATCAAAATTATTGCAAGAAAAAGCCAAACATTATTGCTCATTTAAAAGCAAGAAGGTATGCAAAAGAAAGAAATGCAGAAGGCAAACATACATTAGAAGAGTGGGAAATGTTAAAAGACAGTTATGGGAACGCATGTGCATTTTGTAAAAAAAATATAAAACTCACAAAAGACCATATTATACCATTAAGCAAAAATGGTACTGATTATATAGAGAATATTCAACCATTATGTCATTCATGTAATAGTAAAAAACATAACAAAGAAAAATACATTTACGAAACACCACAACTCTTAAAAAAAATATGATAGAACAACTATTTCCACAAATTTATACATACCAAGGTAAAAGATACCGCACTAAGATAATAGAAGATAAAACAGAAAGTGATGGAATATTGTTGGTTATTTTAAATAACTATGTAGCTTATGAAACAATAAATCAAGATAACCAAAATGTAGATGGTAGGGTATATTTTAGATGCCGTTATGATTTTGAGGAAAAATTTAAAAAAGAAATAATTAATCAAAAATAGTATGAAACTGAACTTTACAATTTTAGAAAAAAGCCGTAAAATAATAAAGTTTTTTTATATAATAGGACAAGAGCCTTTGTTTCAAGCCAGTGGTATAATATTAGCATTTGCTATACCAAATAATACAGTTAAAATAATAGTATTATTGATAACATTAGCCCTACTTCTTAGAAATAAACAAAGTGTAGTTAATAACAATAATTTCCACCTCAAAGAGCCAATGCGTGTAAATCATTTAATGTTTAGTAATAATGAAGTTTTACAAAAAGCATTAAATAGACAACTTGACAACGGATATAAAGTGAATATGATTTTAGAGCTTATTGAAAACGATGATGTTTCTTCGTGGGAAGATGATGAGTTGCAGACATTGATAGACTTATATGAGAAGGCAAGGTGGAATTGTTTTAAACAAAGAGATACGCGAGATTACGAAACAAAAGAAATTACAAAAACGGAAACTAAAACAGAAGAAGAGTATCAAAAAGCATTATTGCACAAAGAGAAATGTCTTAAGGAACTTAAGGAATATTTGGAAAATAAATTTAATTGATAAAAATAATATGATACACCCACTTAAACTGCAACGCAGTAATATGATTGCATACGAACAAATTGACAAAGACGGAAATCACATTATAATTGATGGTAAAAGCCAAATGCCCGATTATTTAAGTGAAAAGTTTTTATTAGAAGAGTATCAAGAAAAAATACAAGCTGAAAGTGATTTAAAAATAATTGAAAGCATTAAAGATGTTTTAAGTCAAAACTACTATTTTAAAATTATTGAAGTAGGCGAGTTGCTGCACGCAGATGCACTTGGTGATATTCTTATATGCACAGCAGGGGCAGGTATTCAACACAAAATATCTTTAGAAGATTTCCCAGAACATTTTCACAAAAACCAATGGGAAGTAAGCCCAACGGACAATAAAGTTGATATTTTAAAAACAGTTGAATTAATACAAAATGATTTATCAAGTAAGCATGCAACCGCACAAAAATTACATTTAATATGGAATACCATTATTATTGAAGCAAAAGAACATTGCTTTGATATTGAGGGAATTTATAATGCAATTGCAGAAAATAACCTTGCAAGAATTATTTACGATGAAAATGGAAAACCAAAACGCAATTCAGAAACTAATAAAATTATGCGTAAAGATATGCACCCAGATTTAACACCTTTTATTTTATAATTTATGTCATACATAATAATACCAAAAGCCAAAATCATACATTACATATATAATGGAGAAGAAAAGAACCCTCCAAAAATAACCGAATACGAAGGTAAAAAATATGCCTCTTTTACCATTGAAGAAAAAATTGCAGTGTGGAATAAAAAAGAGCAAAACAATGAATTTAAGAATCGTCAATGGAAATGCAAACTTTCAGGTTATGTAGCTGAACAGTTTGAAAAAGAATACGATATGAACCCAAACACACAAACTCAAATTGTAATTACTATGTCAAAGTTAAAAAACACAGAGGAAGGTAAGATACCAGTTGGAGAATATAAATATAGTGCTTTTGCAGATGTAATTGAAGTGCAATCATTTTCATTGAAAAATATTGTAAAGAATGGCAACCAAAGTGAAAATGTTGAATCTCAAGTAGGAAGTGAACCAAATGGAATAGAAGATATGGACATTCCCTTTTAGAAAACACTTGACTTTTGATATATACCATTTTAACTATGATATAGTTATAAATATTATGTATGTATAAAAAATGTATTAAATGCAGTTTAGAGCTTCATATAGAGAAGTTTTATAAGCACAAGCAAATGGCAGACGGTCATCTTAATAAATGTAAGGAATGCTGTAAAAATGATGTGCAAAAAAATTATGAAGTTAAAAAAGAATACTATCAAGAATATGATAAAAAGCGTGCAAAATTACCACATAGAGTAGAAGCAAGAAAACAATATATACAAACTGAAGCTGGTAAAAAATCTCATTTCAAGGCAGTTAAAAAATTTAGAGAAAACAATAAAGAAAAGCGTATTGCACATTCTTTAATAAATAATAAATTACGATACAATAAAATAGAAAAGCCGATTATATGCACAATATGTAATAAAAAATCTGAAATAATACACGGACATCATAATGATTATACAAAGCCATTAGAAGTAGTTTGGTGTTGTCCACAGTGTCACAAAGATATACATAATTGCCTATAAGTTGCCATACCATTTTAAAATGGTTTTTTTTAGTTTTTTTAAAATGCTTGACAAATAGACATTTATGAGTAACAATAACTTTGAATCGATCGGCGGGCGTCCTTCTGTTGGTACATCTAACAGGCTAGCCCGCACTTTTGTGTATATATTTAAAAAACTTACTTTTTGAATTACTTCCGAAATGCCTCAATTATACTAGGAAGAAATGCTTTATCATGTTGCGTTGTATAGTGGTAGTATGACAATATAATCAAACCTAGTACACAAAAGAATACTGCAAGTGAAATATAGATACCAATAAATACATATTCTAATGCAATCAATCTTTCCGTTGGAATATTATAACATATTAACCAAGAAATAATAACATGTAATATAACGATGATAAACATTAATATTGAAGAACGCAGTGCAATTCTTCTTCTATATTTCCATAATGACTGATTATCTTGTATTTGCATTAAATTCCCAAATAACCATTATTTAATTTTAGCACCCTTTTATAATCAAACACTGGGCAAGTTTTACTTGAAACTTCACAATGTCCATGAAATGTTATCTTTCCATTATATGCTTTATTAATTGCAATACAAAGCATTTTAAGTGCTTCCATTGATTGGTTAGTGTACTCCTTTGAACCACTCACACAAATTGCAATAGAACCTGTATTATGCCCTTCCTGTGCGGCAGGAACATTTTCAATAGGTCTCCCATTTTCAATTTGACCACTTTTACGAATAAAATAATGATAACCAACATCGTCAAACCCTCGTGCAATATGCCATTCACGCATTGTTTGAATATTATCGTGTGTTTGATTATCTGAATCGGAGCAGTGAATAAATACTTTTGAGATTTTTCTTTGAGGTTTTTGAAAGCCCACATCGGCAGGGGTTTTATCAATAGGAACGCTATTGACTGGGACTTTTTCATTTTCCTGCCCTGCCGTTGCTTTGATAACTAACGCTTGATTATTATTTTGTTCTTTTTCATTTGTCAAGTCTTTTTTTTTTGAATAATTTGCGAATAGCTTTGTGCTTCATCACTTTTTACAGCGAACCAATAACCAATCATAATAAAAATAATTGTTTCAAAATCGTGTAAAACAGCATTAACCATATTAATGGTTTCAGGGTTTACATTTTTAAAAGCAATTGCACAAACACAACTAAGTTTAATAATTAAATAAATGATAAAACCAATAAATGTGAGAAGTGGTCTAGTTGCACCACGAAAAAAATTTACTGCATTTATTGCCTTTGAATTATAATCGTTTTCATAAAATGTATCATTTTGTTGTAAAAGTTTAAGATATTCATTTTTAGAATTTTGCTCTTCAATTCTTAATTGAATTTTTTCTTTTTCTAATTCGATTAAAAGATTAGCATTTGTTGCTGAAGATATTATTTTTTGCGTTTCCAATTCTGCATTTTTAATTTTTTCCTCGCTTACATTATTACTTCGTGCAATACAAATATCTTTAACAGTATCAAAACTTTTTGATAAAATATTTTTTAAAATTCCCAAACCAAAGCCACCAACGCCAGTTGTTAAAAGTTCAATTATATTCATACTATTTATAAAAAGTTTCAAACATTATATTCATTTAAAATCTTGTAAGTATCATTAAATACTTTTTCCATTTTTTCTTTTTCAATGCAATTATTTTTTGTATTTGTAAAAAATAATGTGATAAAACGAATCCTATTTACTTTTGGTTCATAAAGTGAATAAATATACACTTGTACATCTGAAGTAATATTATATTTTCCAAGCATAACATTACCAAAAATATATCTTAAAAAATTATAAGTTTCAATTTCTTCTTTTGTAATAATTTTTGGTTGAAAATGAGGTAAGGTATAAAAATAACTTTGCGATGTTGGGTCTATTCCACCAAGAGAAAAATTATAAGTTTGCGTATATATTGGGTTAAAATCTTGTCTTTTAATAATATTTTCCGCTAAAAATGCAATATTACTTATATTATGCAATGCTTCTAATTGCACAGGGTCTTTTGTAATTGTATCTAAATGTGTCGCAAGAAATCTAGCTTGTTCTGTTAACATTTGATGATTTGACACTAATGCAATCCAAGTACCCTTGCGTTCATCTGAAGAAAAATAACTTAAATAAACACCATCGTTACAATGTTCTTTTAATTTGCTTAATAATGCTTTATGTAAATCATTATTGTTAATAATAAGATTTACCACCAAATCTTTGCGTTCTGCACTAAAAGTAGATTTTAATGTATAAATTTCTTTTTGTTGATTATAAAGTTCTTTTTGCTGAATATAATTCCACAATGTAAGAATTGAAAAAAACGCCATTGTTAGCAAAGATATTACAATTTTTTGTAATACACTATATGTAATATTTTTAATAAATTTTTTTATAGATTCCATTATATCAAAAAATAATTAACACTTATTCCAAACATTCTTTTTGTATTAAACTCTTTATTAGGTAAATAATATGTAAAAGAAATTGTTCCCTTATTCCCAAGCGGAGTTGCCAATCCAAACCCGTACATTGCAGTTAAACCTCTCGTAGTAAAGTTTAAGCCACTATTATAATATACTGTTGACTTGCTTTGAAGTCTTGAAGCAATAATAAATGGTAAAACTCTTTTATGCACTGCGGTTGCAAGATATAAACTGTCTACTTCCGATTTTATATCAATTCTAACATTTTGTTTTGCAACAGTATCATAAACTTGTTGTTGAATAGGAAAGTTTATACCCCTATTCGTTCTTAAACCAATGTAAAATGGTTTGTCTTTTGTTATACGATATGAAGCATTCCAAGCAACCCTTGAAATAGTATGGTCAACAGGGTTATGTAATCCTTGGTATTTTTGAAATTTATATCTTTGTTCTTTATATTGGGTTTCAAATAAATCAAAACCAACACCCAAGTGAAAACGGTTTCCAAGTTCTTCTTGATTAAACGCAAAACTTGAAAAGATTGTAAGAAGTGGTAAAAGAAAAATCATTGATTTGTTAATAATTCCTTATCATACCATAAACATTCCTTATCATACCATAAACAAGAGCCATTCTCTATTTTTAATAATGGTTTTGGTGCATCTGCATTATAATTTTTAATTAAATAATTGCATAATTCTTCTGGACTTGTTTGTATAGCAAGCTCACGGTCTATTTTTTGCTCCATAGCTTTTTGGATATTGATAAAATTTGAAGCAGAACAATGATTATATGTACTTACCTTTGTCTTTATATTGAATTTTTTATAAAACCATTTTCCGATTTTTGTTTCATCAAACGCACAAAAAATAGCACTACCTATTGTATATGGTTTTTTAAGATTATTGATATTGTCTTTTGCTGCTGTAAGTAATTTAATGTTTTCAATAGGCTGAATAAAAACAGTTCCACTCCATTTTGTTTTTTTATCAAATAAACCATTTAATCTTTTTTCCAATTTTTCAACAATGTTGCCATAATTTTTATTTGATTCAAAAACATAAAAATTATTTTGTTTTATCTCTGTATAAGCGTGATTATCTCTTACCATTTGTGTTTTTATATCTTGTGGAATTACTTGACAAACTGCACAATGCTCAAGATTTGATTTGGTAAAAATTTGTGTAATTAAACGAAATAAATATAATGTTTTTGAGTTACCTTCTGAATATACACTTGACCAATATAAAAGTGCATATTTTGGAAATTTTTCTTTAATAGGTTGCATATTATCTTTTATTCATATAAATTTTTCTATTAAATGAATTTCTCCGTTTTGTGTTCTATCTCTTATTAAATCTTTGATTTCTTGACTAACATTAATATCGTCAAGCATTTGAGTTGCCTTTGCACTTATATCAATTATTAATCCTTGTGGATTAATAAAGTTATAAGAAACGGCGTTTAATCCCTCAATTGTTTGTGAGTTTGTAATTCTAAATTTAGCAAAAGTGTACTCGCCTTCATTTTTGCTTCTTATTGATTCTTTAAATCCGCTTGACCTCTTAAATAAAAACAAATCATTAAATAAATATTGCCATACAAAAGGAACTAGGGATATTCTATATTGACAATTATTTTCAATATCATTTTGACGATATGTTAATACGGCATGATTTTGAGTTGTTTCGTTACTCACAAGCTCAATATTTTTCCAAAAGTGTTCACGCTCATTTGTATCGTGTTTTATTGTTATTGTTTCTCCATTTTGAATAACAATAACTTTTGAGGCGTTATAATCGTTTTGAAGTTGCGTTAAACGTTCTTTTTTTGCAATTTCCAAAGCTTCAATGCGTTCTTTTTCAAGTAAAATTTCACCTTTTTCCACATATTCCCAAGCTTGTAATTTGTTATTGAATTTTTGAATAGTGCCATTAAAAGCTTTTAGCGGTGGAATTTTAGTATATAAATCAATGTCTTTTTGAAAAACTGTATTAACCAATTCGCAATTGTCTTTTTTATAAAAAATATCATTTATCTCTTTTTCAAATAAAACCCACTCTTCGTTTTCTAAAACTAAATATTGATTATTGTTTGGCAATACTGTTGGCAATATTTTTGTGCTGTTTGCTATTGTAAAATACTCTTCTCCAATTTTTGGTGCGTCAATGATTGCTTTAAAAACTTTTTTGTCATTAGTTATTTCAAAATCTGCAATTTTCATATATAATTTTTTATGTTAATTTGTTTATACACCAGTAAAAATGAATGTTGAACCGCCAAAAAGTGTCGGTTGCATAATGTTATGCACCATAGTGCCACCAGCTGATCCAGTATCTTGAATTGATGTACTTCTAAGCATATTTGTTGCATTTCCGTTAATATTTACATCTAGCAAAGTAGAATATCTTGTATAAGAGTGGTTATGAGATGGCATTTCATTTTCTGTTAACAAGTGATCTTCTTGACCGACATTTATACCTAAAGTTCTGTTTGTTAATGTCACTGTTGCGGTGATAACACCAGTGCCTGTGGTTGTTAGATTAATATCTGACCCAGCATTAGCATTGGCCAAACTGCTCGCTACTCTAATAGTTGTAGCGGAAACTTTTATAGCATAATATGTAGTGCCTGCTGTTAAGCCTGTTGGCACAGTGCCAGTTGAAGTAAATACAATAGGCGTTCCGGTATAAACATTATTTATTCCTGCTATAGTTATGATATCTGTTGCTATATCAACATTAGCAGGTGCAAAGGTGTAATTATTTATTTTCAGTCCGACATCTCCAAAAACACTGCTTCTAAAATCTGGCAAAGTAAATGTAGTTGAGCCATCTCCAATTCCAAAAGAAGTGCCTATTGCAATAAATAATTTAGTATAAGTTGTTCTTGATATATCCTGACCGATACATTTTAACCAACCAAAACTTTCCGTAGTATTTGCAAATTTTCGATATTCACCTATTGAGGCATTAGCATCAACCCAAGTTGCACTTGCAGTATATTTTAAGAATTTGGATTCAGTTTTATTGTAAATAATGTCATCTGTAGTCCAGCTTAAAGAACTAACTTCAGTCGTTGTAAGAATTGCTATACTGCTACTACTTTTTGCAAAACTCTGTTTTTGTGCTGCAGTAGTTATAAGTCCAACAGACGTCAATGTGTCGTTAAGTGATATTAGTGCTTTACCTGTTGCACCACTTATATTTGTTGCATTAACATTACCGCCAGACGAAGGTGATAATGTTACATACTCAATATTACCACTTGCATTCACTTGTGGAAATTTACCATTGTCTGCAGGTGTTAATGCTACTGCACCAAATTTTACTAAAGTTTCAGGATTTGCAGTACTAGCGAGCGTTGTAAGTGTTGCACTTGAAGTTTGTTTGTCATTTAATTGAGTTTGTATATCGCTAGTAACATTGGCAAGATAGCTAAACTTAGTATTATCAACATTTCCACTACCAATCTTATTTGCATTAATACCAGCATTTGCTGCAATATTTGCGTCAGATATTTCAGATATTGTGTTGCTATCGCTTATATTGATTGTTGTGTTTTTTAATGTTTTTGTCGCTTCTGCATATAAAACATTGTTGATATAATAATTTTTTCCGCTAACAACATTGATGTTTTCACTACTTGAAAAGTTACTAGGATTTGCACCTGCTGTATTAGTAAAAAGTATACTTTTATTTGTTGCACCCTTAACGATTAAACCTCCTGCGTCTGCACTTGCATCGGTAGAGTTTGAAGAGTT